ATGACTTGCATAATTTCGGTCCAATATTACGACCCTATATAAATTCATTGTGGGTTATACATATATGTTAATGAGTTATGTTTAATACTGTTTATAATATTATTTGTAAATCGTCAATTGTGTAAACGCTTACTCTCTTATATTATAATTTAATCTACGTATTATACAACCATGCCAGTTAGATTGAGCAGCGGAAAAAAAAAAAGAACACGCGGGGGAAACGGCGGATTATCTGAAATGGCTATGTTTCAACAACCAACTTATAATGATTTAGTGATTGCTAACAAAATCGCAGAACGTAGGTATACATATATATTACAAAAAACTGCTCATGAATTCAACACAGCATCTGAAGAATATTATAAATATGTGAAACAATTATCCAAAGAAACTGGTTCTACAGAGGCTAAGGATGTAGATGAAAACGAAAACCCAAACAAAAATACAAAAATCGCAGCCGCTGAAAAAAAAATAAATACAAAAATAGATGCCTTAAATCTAGAACGCGAAACAGCAAAAACACAATATGATAAAGAAAGAACAAGAATAGAGAATGAAATTTTAAGGATAAGATCAGACGAAAAACATGCCAAAGAACAAGCCGAAATAGAGGAAAGAAATCGCAAAACTGCTATGGCAAATATGGAAAAAAATAAAGGAACCTATTTATCACCATATCTTCCAACTGATGATGATATTCTAGTAAATCAAACTCAATCCCCTCAATCTAGCAGGAATACAGCTCACACCAATTTAACGGAACATTACGACCAAAAATATAATATGCATTTTCATCCAGATTTCGGTGGAAAAAGAAAAATGCGAAAATATAAGAAGTCCAATAAACGCAAAACCAAGAAGTCCAAAACCGATAAATCCAAGAAAATATTTAGAAAAACTCGTTCAAAAAGACAGAAAGGAGGAAATATTGATAATGATTGTCCAATATGCACAGAAGATTTAAATCTTAAGCCAACAAGTACTACACTTTGTAAACATACATTTCATACTGAATGCATTAAACGCTGGTGTGAATCACAACATAATGATACTGGGTGTCCTTTATGTAGAACAAATATAAAAACAACTTGTCAAACAATTAATCTTCAACAATTTAAGAATGAAACGCTAACTAATGCTATTCGTAACACAGACATTAATGCAGTAACAGAAACATTAGTATGTGCTGATATAGACAATATTGACAAGCACTATCACTATGAAAAAACACCCCTAAGTATAGCATGCGAATATGGTTCTTTGGAAATAGTTAAATTATTATTAAGTCTTGGTGCCGATGTTAATAAATGTAATCCTCTTTTATCCGCTTCTTCCGGAAATTCAATATCTACTATTGTTCCTCCTGCAGAAGATGGTATCAGAATCGTAGAATTATTACTTGAAAATGGAGCAGATGTAAATGCAAAGGGGTCTAGTCTACTACTTGGTAATAATATTACGCCATTAATAGAAGCCTTATATTTAAATAATGGAGATGTGCATGTTGATATTGTTAAAACATTACTTGAACATGGAGCAGATGTAAATGCTCAAGATGAATACGGTTGGACACCTCTTAGGTATACATTTTACGAAAAAGAACATGACGATGTAAATTTAAAAATGGTAGAGTTAATATTACAACAACCAAATATTAATTTGAACGTAATTGAATTAGATCCGGAAGACACTGATATGCCGGGTAAGACGGCTCTTGATTGGGCAAGAGAAATGGGTTATACAAACGTCGTCAAATTAATAGAAAATCATATTACCCACAAAAATAAGAGATAGAAAATAAATTACTATATTATTTTTATAGAATAATATAGTATAATAAAGATGAATTATAATAAAATTGAAGATATACCAAGAGAAGAAGATATAGCTATAATGATTAAAGGTTTATTTCCTGATATGCAAGAATATACACATTCAGAAACTGCATTTGGTGGAAATAATATGATTTCAATAATTAAAAATAACGATAACAAAAAAATTGTATTTAGGCGAACAAATAGCCCTATCAATACTATACCATTTAATTTTCTTATACATGAAAATTTTAAAAATTATTTAAAGCAACATAATTTACCTGAAAATAATACAGAAGTTGAAACATTTATAAATAAAAATTATATAGTACAAGAATCTAAAATTTGGAATCTTGCTCATTATCATAACATCTCACCTTATTTATATTATTATGGTATTTATAGAAAAACAGAAATTAAACAACCAAATCCAACATCATCTATTATGAAAAAAATGTTACCGGCAGAATCTTACCATAATATCTATAAGGTTGTTATAAGTGAAGGATATGACATGAATATATCTGATTATTATAATAAACAACCAAATGATGGTTATACAGACAAACAATCTAATAAATTAAGTGACACAGATAAAATGATTGCAGACCAATTAATAGTTTTATTAGATACATTACATTCAAAAATAAAAGTAATATGCTTTGATATTAAACCAAGTAATTGTGTAATTAATTTAGACCCATTTGATGTAAAATTAATAGATTTAGATGCTGATTGGTGTCATGACACTCCAATATTAAAAAAAAGAGATACCAAATACTTAATCAAATTTTTAAGTATAATGACATTAGCAAACCATTTCCTATACTATTGTAATTGGAATATTTTCAGTGATTATTTACTAGATAATAAACATAATTTGGATACGTACGAACCATCATTAAAAATTTTATTCTGTGAATTAAACAATAATTATAAGAAAATAACAGAACATTACTTATATTATGATGAGTTAAATAGAACAGATGATTCCGGTTATCCGCGTCAAAAGCCGAATACATGCGAAGAATTATTTGATGAAATGTTTCAGGATATGTTTAAACTGCAATATAAAAGTAATAACACCATAAATACTCATATATCTAGTAAAAAAAGAACTGTTGTTTCACTTGATTCAAAATCATCAAAATCATCAAAATCATCAAAAAGGAAAAAAGGAGGGACAAAAAAGAAAAATATAAGAAAAGGGAAGACAAAAAAGAAAAATATAAGAAAAGGAGGCACCAAAAAGAAGAAAAATTTTAGATTTAAAAATGATGATATTGATTCTGAAATGAGAGGTATATTAGAACCCAATTCTATTCTTAATTTTTATAAAAACACAGAACCAAAGAGTATTAGTATGTATAATTTATTAGAAGAAGGAACCCTAGACAAATCATTAAAAGAAAAATTAACAAACAAACCCGTTTCCACCCCCAAGAGTATATTAAAAAAAGGTGGGCAAAATCCAGATGAAAGTGGCTGTACTACTGATGAAGAAAATTCTGTTTTAAATTTAAATGATATTAGTGGTATTGAGCCGGACCCAAATGACCCAAATAATAGTAGTCTTTTTAGTGGTTATAGTTTTAATTTTGATGATAGTTTAGATAATTCTACCAATGGTTTTAATTTAAATGATAGTAACAATAGTGATAATGTTTTTAATGATTCTATTGATAATACTCGCCTTACTGACATTGAAGAATACTGATTAATAATATTATTTCTAATATTATTATAATGGGAACACGGAAATCTCATACATCAAATAAATGCAAAAAAAAAAATAAAAAAACACGTTCCAAAAAAAAAGGAGGAAATCGTAATACTAATAATAATTTAAGTAAATTTATATATGAAGAAAATATTGATATGGTTAAAAATGCATTAAAAAACGGGGCTGACCCCAATATACACGCCGACGATGAATTTCCTCTAATAATATCGGCAATTCTAAAAGGTAATTTAGAAATTATTAAATTATTATTAGAAAACGGGGCTGACCCCAATATACACGACGACGACGATGAATTTCCTCTAATATCGGCAATTCTAAAAGGTAATTTAGAAATTATTAAATTATTATTAAAAAACGGTGCTAACCCGAACGATAAATTTCATGATAATGGTGTTATAACGTACATAGTTGATGATAAAATTAACAAAAATTTTGATGATTGGTTTGAAATATTTGAATTATTTCTAATAAAAGGTGCTTATACGGATGATGTGGAAAGTGTGTTTACACTTTTAACAAGAATAATGCATGGGCATGGTAATAATCGTAAAAAATGGTTAGAATTATTTAATAAATACCCCCAAAATATAAATATAAATATAGATGATGGGATAAACACCCCTTTATCTCGTGTAATTTCTGGTTATAAACCAGGAAATGATGATATGGATATTATAAATTTTTTATTGAATGTGAAAAATTTAGATATTAATTATAGTGTATCTAATGCAGTTCTTAAGTACCCTAAAACTGCATTAGATGCAGTGAATAAAGAATTAGAAGATTTTGAAGATGTTGAAAAGAATCAGGTTACGCATAAAAAACTATATAAAGGTTTATTATCAATAAAAAAAGAAATAATAAACAAAGGTGGAAAGACGGGCGAAGAATTAACAATCAAACCAAGTAACAAACAATTCACAAATGATAGCAAATTTATTGAAAAATTTGAATATATTCAAAGAGTATTTGAAGGTGAAGACAATGAAGACGATGAACAATATGAAGATCATGAAGATGATATAATAAGACATAATTTATCAATTATAACAATTCCCAAAGGAACTGTTCTATTTCGTAAAAGTAAGGATTTAAATAGTGATTATTGTGGTTGTCGTAATAAAGAAAACCCTGCGAATTATGATGTCCCAACTGACCTTAATGTTTTCTTTTATTTTTATCCATATTATAGTGATATTATAGATGCTACAGACGACTTCTGGACAAATAAAATGTTTATTCTTACTCAAGATATCAAATTATTAAATTTAACTTATCCGTCTAGCATTAATAGAAGAGATAGACACAATACAACGTATAACAATATATTTGTATCTTGTCGTACACATGACCCTTGTTTTACTGACATATTTAAGAAGAAACATCCTGATATTTTAGGATTCTTAGCCATAGCTGAAAATGATGCAAATGACCATGTTAAAATATACTATAATCAAGATAAAACAAATAAAAAAACAGATAAATATCCATCCTTTTATAGTGTATTATGGGAAGATAGTAGAATAAAAGGTTCTCCAGAAATAATATTATATCCCTTCCAGAAAAGATTCTTGAAAGAAATCCACCATTCAATAGAAGAATGTAAAACGATTGGAAACAATTATAAATTATTAGCAGAAAGCAATGACGAAAAACCTATTGTATCTCAATTGAATGATTATTTAACACCAAAAGGAAAAAATGGTAAACATATTACAATATTTACACCGTTAAAAACATTTGTTGTTTATGAAGAGTTAGATGATAATTATAAAAAATCATGTGTTCCATTAATAATGGACGTTAAATCAAAATTGCAAACATTTCAAACAACTGATTTATATAAAAATGATATAGTGCCTTTTCACAAACGTGATATTGATGCAGAAACAAATACTATATTTAATAAATCAATATTTAAAAGTAATTTGAATAAATCAAAAGGTGGAAAAAAATGCAAGAAAAAATAAATTATTATTTTTTGAATTTATTATTTATATATATATTAATAAATGATAAATTTCTTTATTTTTTTAACAATGGCTTCTTTGGTTATGTCAAGAATGGCCGAATATGTTCCGGTATTAAATGAAACTGACTATTTAAGCCCAAGCATATTACAAATATCTGAACTACCTAATGCATTTACTTGGGAAGAACAAAATGGAATTAATTATCTAACAAAGAATTTAAACCAACACATACCTTCTTATTGTGGTTCTTGTTGGGCACATGGGAGTGTATCAGCTTTAGCAGATCGAATAAAAATTATGAGAAAAGCACAATTCCCGGATATAAATCTATCTGTACAATTTCTATTGAATTGTCAATTTGGAGGGTCTTGTATGGGCGGCGATCATTTAGCCGCATATAAAGCAATTCATGATTATGGTAAAATTCCATTTGAAGATTGCATGATATATCAAGCATGTAGTAGTGATTCAAAGGAAAAAGCATGTGCAAATACGAATGATTTCATCTGTGAACCAATAAATATATGTAGAACATGTGACACATTTAGCAGTCATGGTGGAAAATGTGTTCCTATAAATTATTATCCAAATGCTACTATTTCAAAGTTTGGTGCAGTAAAGGGTGCTGCCAATATGAAAACAGAAATTTTAGAAAATGGCCCAATTGCGTGTGGTATAAATGCAGCAGAAATAGATAATTATCATGGTGGTATTTTAGATGTACCCAAAGCAAAAAAAATGATAAATCATATAATAAGTATAGTTGGTTGGGGGTATGATGTTAATATAGATAAACAATATTGGATAATTCGTAATTCATGGGGGTCATATTGGGGCGAATTAGGATTTATGAGATTAGTATTAGGTGAAAATCAATTAGGTATAGAAAAAACGTGTGCATGGGCTATTCCCGAAACTTGGACAGAATACAATGTGCCGTGTAATGAAGATGGTAGTAATTGCACATAATTTACAAATAATATAAATAATGAATTATAATATAAATAATTAGATTTGTATTATGAACAATGAATTATATGAAGAAAATTATACCAAAATAGTTGAACCAAAATATGGTAATAAAAGGGATATTATAAATGACGAAATTCTAACAAATAGTATTGATAATCCGCATTTATATTCAATAGATAATAGTGAACGTGTTAATATGACAATGTACAATACTTATAGTATAGATCCAATAGGTTGTAAAGATGCAGATGATGCTTTTTCAATATATACCGAGAACGAAAGATTATATTTTGCAATCCATATAGCAGACCCAACCGAATATATAGAATTAAATTCTAATTTATGGAATGATATTGTAAATAGAACAACTACAAAATATCCATCAAATCGTGCTCCAATTCACATGATGCCAACCAAAGTATTAGAACTATCTAGTTTGCAAGGTACATATGATGGTAACACAAAAAAGGCTATTACAGTATTATCTGAAATTAATTCAACTACATATGAACCTATAAACGAAATAAAATTATTATTTACAACTATATTTGTAAAAAAGGATAATGCGTTTAGTTATAATGATGCTGCAGTAATTTGCGATGAAATGAATATCTTTAATATAGGATTAAAAATAAGTGAAGTATTAAAGACCAAACGGGCATTAAGAACAAAAGGTATTAAATTGAACGAAGTTTCTACAGCATATCCTATATATGAAGAGAACCATGTATATTTATACGAAGATACAAAAAAGGAACAATTAATGAAGCAAATGATTGCCGAATTTGCAATTTTTGCAAATTCTTTTGTAGGTGAATATTTAAAAATTAATTTAAATACTGGTATTTTTAGAACATGTATTGCAAGTGAATGGTTACAGACAGTTTATAATGAAATATCGGGTGAAGAATTATTACAAGAAATTATAACCAATGGTATACGCGCTGATTATATGTCTAATGTGGAGTCGCACGATTTAGTTGGAATGCCCGAATATTGTCATTTTACTTCACCTATTCGTCGTTTATCAGATTGTATATGTCATTATTTATTAAAATATATTTATTTTAAACATAAAAATTATAATATGCCTTTTACGGAAATAGAATTAGACCAATTAGCTACAAAATGTTTAAAAAAAACGCGAGTTGAAAAAAAAAATCAATACTTGGATATAAAATTTCGCTTATTACAAGTATTGGGTAACATGGTTTTTACAAATAAAAAAGTAAATATTGAATATTATATTACTAGTTACAGTGGATTATTTTTAAATATAATTATTTGTAAAATAGATAATTTTCATGTTCATATGTCATATACATTACGTGTTCGTAATTATGTAAAAGAACTAAATCCAAAAGAAAAACATTATTTAACTATTAACCAAGTTAATTGTTTTACAATGTATGATGAAAATACTATACCAGAATTGGATAGACATATTCTAAAATAGATTATTATATTTGTTTGTTTAATAGAAAGGTATTATATTTTGTGCAACTTCGGTAGAATCCCCACTACTACTACTACTAGTTATACTATTCTCTCTTTCCCGATTGCAATTTTGTGTAGAAACTTCACTTAAACTGCTAATACTATTAGTATTATCACTATAACTACTTCTACTAGTTGTTCTTGATGAACAAACTGAATTACAAGTGCTCCCTGTACGTATTTTTTCTTTCAATAATTCCAATTTTCCCAAATCAATCTGTAGAACTAATTTCATTGAAATTACATTAACGCAATTTACACATACGAAGTATGTTGTATTAGAATAATGAGGAAATTTCATACAGCAGGTATCATCATCACAAATACATTCGCCACATTTATTGCAATTATATAATGGTATATTTGTTTCACACATTTGACAAGTATCATCATGTTCATCATCATCATAATATCCACCGTATCTACTAGTGTAGTGTTGAAGAGAGTCTGTGCTAGAATATTGAAAATATATTAGAGATTCACTCATTATATTAAAATATTTGATTCATTTATTAAGGAACAATGTTATATGTATTTTACATCAATTTTTTACATTTTACTGTAAAACAACAAATTATATTCAAGTAATAGAGAACCTGAATATAATTATGAAACCCAATCTAAAAACATATGAAAAACACATATAAATATAAAATATTATGGTTAATTAATACAAGGTTCTCTAATGCCTCCAAAATATTATAAAAAAAATATTAAGAATAAGAATTCCAACTCTGAAGAATCAGTAAATAGAGATGCCAAATATTTATTTATAGTAGAATCCCCATCAAAATGTGCAAAAATAGAGCATTTTCTAGGCCAAGATTACTGTTGTATAGCATCCAAAGGTCATATTCGTAAAATAGATGGATTAAAATCAATAGATACGAAGGATACATTCACACCAACCTTTACAATAATTGATGAAAAGAGAGAACATGTAAAAAAAATGAGAAAAATAATAGAAAGGTTCTCCAAAAACAATATATTTATAGCAACAGACGATGACCGTGAAGGCGAAGCCATCGGTTGGCATATATGTATGGAATTCAAATTACCTGTAGAAACAACAAAACGTGTAATTTTTCACGAGGTAACAAAAAATGCAATCCAAGAATGTGTAAAAACCCCTACAATTCTAGATATGAAATTAATATATGCACAACATGCCCGCCAAGTTTTAGATATGTTGGTGGGTTATAAGATTTCACCTTATTTATGGAAGTATTTATATAACAATAAGTCAAATTCATTATCAGCTGGAAGATGTCAAACTCCCGCATTACGATTGATATATGAGAACCATAATAATAAAACAAATGAATTAGAAGAAAAATACAAAATACACGGTAAATTCTTCACGAAAAATATCAAATTCCAATTAAATAAAGATATATCAACAAGTAAGGATGTTCTCCAATTTCTGGAATTATCCAAAACATTTTCACATAGATTATCTGTTGGTGATTTTAAAAAATCAACAAAAGAACCCCCAAAACCATTCCATACTTCCCGATTATTGCAAGTGGCGAGTAATGTTCTCCATATGTCTCCAAAAACTACAATGGATATTTGTCAAAAATTATATCAAGGTGGTTTTATAACTTACATGCGTACAGAGAGTACAAAGTATTCTAAATCATTTTTAGAGAAGTCAAATATGTATATAGAGAACCTTTTTAAAAATAAAAAATATGTAGGAAATTTAGATAAATTAGAGAACAAAGACACTAATAATCCTCATGAAGCGATAAGAGTAACGCAAATAGATGTAAAAGCAATAGGAAATTGTGAAGATACTAGAATGAATACAATGTATAAATTAATATGGAAAAATACATTACAAAGCTGTATGTCAGCAGCAATATATAATGTATCAAATATTAAAATAACTGCACCGAAAGATTTACATTATGCATATAATGTAGAAATTCCATCATTTCTAGGATGGAAGAAGGTAGATGATAATGGTGATGAAACAGAAAATGAAAATAATCCAACAGCATTACATATGTATTTAAAGACAATAGAGAACTCTGGCAAAGATGTTCCATATAATGAAATAAATAGTGAATTACATGTAGTAAATCAGCACAATCATTACACGGAAGCCAGTTTAATTCATAAATTAGAAGATTTGGGAATAGGTCGTCCATCAACATTTTCCTCAATAGTAGAAACAATTCAAGAACGTGGATATGTAAATAAAATGGATATAGAAGGTGTTAAAAAAGTGTGTGAAGAATATCAATTAAAAGAGAACAAAATAATAACAAGTAATGTAGAAAAGGTATTTGGTGCAGAAAAACAAAAATTGGTAATACAATCAGTAGGTGTATTGACTATAGAGTTTTTGTTAAAATATTATGAGGATATGTTTTCCTATGAATACACAAAGGATATGGAATATGATTTAGATAAGATATCAAGTGGTGAAATTATGGATTGGGCAAATATTTGCCGTAATTGTGTAAGTGAAATAAAACGTCAATCCCAGACAATAAAATCAATATCAAAACAAAGTTATCCAATAGAAGAAGGTTACGAATTTATATATGAAAAATATGGGCCAGCAATTAAGCATACATTGGAAGATGGTAGTGTTGAATATATAACAGCAAATAAAGATGTAAAGTTAGAAAAAATTCAAAGAGGTGAATATAGTTTAAATGAATTAATAGAAGTAAATGATAAGAAGCTAGGTAGATATGAAAACGAAGATTTGTATATAAAAAATGGTAGATATGGCATGTATGTAGAATATGGTGAAAAACGTGTCAGTGTGAAAGCAATACAAAAGAAATTAGAAGAGATAGAGTTAGATGATGTGATAGAACTAATAGAAAATGCCCCCAAAGAGAAATTTATGTTACGAAAATTGAATGAATATATGGATATACGAAGAGGTCAGTATGGACCCTATGTATTTTATTTTAGACCTGATATGAAAAAGCCAAAATTTTTAAATATAAAGAAGTGTCCACACGGTTTTTTAACATGTTCAGTAGAAGAATTAGTTGGTTGGTTATGTAATACATATAATTTACCATCAATATAAATTCTATAGATATAGTAATAATATGTTTGAATTTATAAACATAAATTTTTTAAAACAATTTATATTATTAATAATTAGTTTTCTATTGGTTCTCGTTTATTTATCGTATTCTCTAGATAATTATAAATTAACATTAATTCCATTATGTATAACAGCACCTATGTTAATGGTTTCTATATTTAACATAGTTCAAAACAACCCTGATGGTTTTATTCCTTATCTTATAGCATTAGCAACATTTTTAATAATGGTATCATCATTAATCATTTATATTACATATAATCAATATATGATAGAAGTAAATAAAAAAACTGGAGAATTAATTCCATTATCGGGTGCATATAAAACCCGATATGATAAATTTCAACATACAATGGCAACATATATAATATCTAGTATTGTAGTAATATTTACTTATAATAATATCCAAAAACCCGAAACGCATCAATTAGCCCAAATAATAATGTATGTAAGTGCAATTATTATGTCGGGTTCATCATTCTATAATATTTATCTATCAGCACCATTTGTGAATTTGGTTCGTTATATGAACGTATAATATAATAAAAAACATTTTATTACATTAAATCAAAAAATTAATTAGGTATAACAATATGTTCTGGACTATCCGAGAAGACTATTTGTTTTACAAATTTACATTTTTGTTGTAAATTATAAGTAATATAATTAGTCATATCTGTTAATGTATCAAAAGGAACAATACTATTATTATGTATTAATTTAAATAAGTTAACTTCTATTAGAATATCTACTTTGGAAATAATGATAACGGTAGAACCAGTCATATTAATGGATTTTATTAATTTATCCATATTTAACCAATTGACTGTTCTAGTTCTTCCAGTGGTAGTACCAATTTCTCTACCGGCTTTACCAATAGTAGTTAATTCAGTATCATCGTGTAGTTCTGCTGGAAAATCTGTATCATTTCCAGCCCGTGTATCATATATTTTAGCTGCTCCGTAAATAGTATTAATAAGTTGTGGTGGAAATCCAAGACTACATGCACCATAAGGTAATGTAGTAGACGAAGTAGTATATGGATAATTACCTTGTGTAATATCTAACCATACACCTTGTGCACCTTCACAAAGAATAGTTCCATATAATTTTTCGTCCCATAAATAAGGTTTAAAAAATTCAACATCTTTTACAAGAGTTCCAAACCTAGCATATTTATCACGATAACATGGTGCAATTCCCTTAGCAGTAGATCCTTGCTTACGATATAATTTAATATCTTCTTCAATATGTGTATCGGTAATAACATGCGCTCTAGGTGAAATCTTGATACAATCGGTATTAAATCCACATTCTTTTAAATAATTAACTTCTTCAATAAACCCTTTTTGATTTACAACACAATCCGGACCAATAATTGACGGTATATTATAAAAAACCCCGCCTGGTATAAGATGAGTTTTATATCTATTTCCATCAATATAGATAGTATGTCCCGCATTATTTCCACCTCCCCATCTACAGACCATATCATATTTGCCAGAACTAGCTAATCCTGAAACAATTTTACCTTTTGCTTCATCGCCCCAAGCTAACCCACAACATATATCTACTTGTTTTAAATTGTTAATATAATTCATATAAACATATAATACAAATTATTTTTAATAGCTTTAATAATAATAACTTTAATAATAATAACTTTAATAATAATAACTTTAATAATAATAACTTAAACCTATAATTATAATAAATATAATAAATATAATGACAAAAATAGAATTTGGTACAAAACTAGATTTTAATAACGTATTAATACGCCCAAAGCGTTCTACGTTGAAAAGTAGGTCAGATGTAGTTCTAGAACGTACGATTAAGTTTAAAAATAGTCAACTTGATTGGACAGGTGTACCCATAATGAGTGCTAATATGGATACAACCGGCACTTTTGAAATATATGATGTATTATCAAAATATAAGATATTAACAATGTTACATAAATTTTATACAGCGGAAGATTATCAAAATCAAAAAGAAAAATTAGACCCAAATTATTTTGGTGTATCAACTGGTATTTCGGATAATGATTACGAAAAGTTAGAATCTATAATGGATGTAATAGATTGTAAATTTATCTGTATAGATATAGCAAATGGATATTTGGATGGTATGGTAAGTTTTTGTAAGCGCGTTAGATGTCGTTATCCTGACAAGATTATAATTGCTGGTAATGTAGTAACACGTGAAATCGTTGAAGAATTAATATTGGAAGGTAAAGTAGATATAGTGAAAGTGGGAATAGGTCCAGGTTCAGCATGTACAACAAGATTAAAAACGGGCGTTGGTATGCCACAACTATCGGCTGTGCTTGAGTGTGCAGATGCAGCACATGGTGTAGGTGGTCATATAATATCTGATGGTGGAATAACATGTCCAGGCGATATGGCGAAGGCTTTTGGTGGTGGTGCAGATTTCGTCATGGTTGGTGGTCAATTTGCTGGACATGATGAAAATCCAGGTGAAATAATAGAAGAAGATGGTAAAAAAAAGAAATTATTTTATGGAATGAGTTCTGAAGTAGCTCAAGAGAAGCATTATGGTTCAATGGCAAAATACCGTTCATCAGAAGGGCGTGTATTAAAGGTATCATATAGAGGTTCATTGCATGATACGGTAACAGATTATTTGGGTGGATTGAGAAGTACTTGTACATATATAAATTCTAGTTGCATAAAGCATATGCCGAGATGTACAACATTTATGCAAGTAAATCAACAATTAAATACTAGTCTTATATAAAAATAATATATAAAGTATATGATATATATTATTAATGGATTCGTTGTTGGTAATTTCACCCTGTGATGGACGATATAATAAATATACCAAATGTTGTCAAAATTATTTTACAGAATATGCAATACAAAAAGAAAGAGTTACTATAGAAATTAAATATTTATATAAATTGATGAAAAGTTTGCCTAGTATAAATATTCCAGATGCAAATTATAAAATATTATTTGATATATTAGATAATTTTGATATAAATGAATGTAAAAAGATAAAAGAAATAGAAAATGTAATTAAACATGATGTTAAAGCAGTAGAAATATATATAAAAAACATTTTATTAGAAACACAACTGAAGGATTATGTTAGTTTTATTCATTTTGGATTAACATCCCAAGATTTGAATAATGTAATATACCCGATATTAATAAAAAGTTTTATAGAAAAAGAATATAATATTTTGTTGGAAATGGTAATAAAAAAATTAGACGCTATGCACACAAAATATAATAATATAATAATGTTAAGTCATACACACGGTCAAGCTGCAGTTCCAACAACATTTGGAAAGGAAATGAAAGTATTTAATTATAGATTAGAAGAAATAAAAGAACAAATAAATAATATTAAATATAAGTGTAAATTTGGAGGAGCCGTTGGAAATTTAAATGCTCATTGTGTAGCTTATCCCAATTATGATTGGGAAACTTTTGCAAACGATTTTACAAAGGATTGTGGTTGTATACGTAGTAAATATACTACACAAATAGATAATTATGAAAATTTAAGTATTATTTTTGATACAATAAAACGTACCAATACAGTTTTAATAGATTTATGTCAAGATATATGGTTATATATATTCAAAAATTATCTGCAATTGTCAATAAATAAAGATGAAGTGGGTTCTTCTACGATGCCACATAAAGTAAATCCAATAGATTTTGAAAACGCAGAAGGTAATCTAGGTTTATCAAATGCATTATTTGAATTTATGTCACGAAAATTGCCGGTATCACGTCTTCAACGAGATTTAACAGATAGTACTGTATTGCGCAATGTTGGTATGGCGTTTGGATATAGTGTAATAGCGTTACAGAAAATATTTGTAGGATTAGATAAAATAATACCCAATGTAAAAACAATAACTGATGATTTAAATAATAATTCGGTTGTAATAGCAGAGGCTTACCAAACAATTTTACGAAAATATAATATGACAGATGCCTATGATAAATTAAAAGATTTTACACGGGATAACAATAATAAAACAATAGAAGAATTTAAAACATTTATAATGGGGTTAGATATAACAGATAATATAAAAGAAGAATGTTATAAGGTAACTCTATCAGGTTATGTTGGTATATGTTATACACATTTGAATATTTAAAATGGCACTGTTAACCTGCAAAAAATGAATTAATCAACACTATTCTAGTTTATAAAAACATATATTTGTTGTAACAATTTTTGTGCGAATTTAAATCTTCACGTATGTATAATGGATAAACCTATATTTTTTGTTGCTGGACGTATGAACCCCCCAACACCAGGACATATAAAATTAATAAAAGCAGCTATAGATGAATCTAAAAAAATAAATGGAATTGTAAAAGTATATATAACACAAACAAAAAATAATTTAGAAAGTATAAAACCAATAGATGGGTTTGATGAAAGTTCTGAAATAGGTAAGCATGTAAATATAAAAAACCCCAAATATCAAAATCCATTAAGTCCTGATTCCAAAGTAAAATTTATTAATAACATGCTTGGTAATGATATAGATAATGTAGAAGTGATTAATGATTCAAATTGTAATGGTATATTTAAAGCTCGTTTATGTGCTTTAAAATTACAACCAGACCCTAATAAAGTATATTTTGTAATGGGTAAAGAATTAATAGATAAAGAACATAACAATAGAAAACAATTTTGTAATGACGAACAAAATATAGAACTCAATAAAAGTAAACCAAGTATGCAACATGTTAAGTGTATTTATATAGATAGAAATGTTAGTGATGATGTAAGTGGATTATCCGGTTCAAAAATACGAAAATTCGCCGTAAATCATGAATATAAAAAATTATATGAAATATATAATGAATTATTATCGAGAGATGAAGTGGATAAATTAGTTGATGAAATATGTGTAGGTGTTAAATTAAATACTACACGAAAACGCAGTAATAGTAGAAAAAGTGATGATGAACCATCTGCAAAAAGAACGCGTAGAAATGGCGGTAAACGAAGAAAAAAATCTCAAAGTAAAAGAAAAACAAAAAAGGGTAAATGCGTATAAAAAAATGATAATAAATATTACTAATAATTATTATGAAGTATTATGAATCAAGTTTTGACGACTATATTCAATCTGTAGAAAAGCATAATATACATCCTGAATTATACCAGACTATTACCAAATTTCCTGATAATATTTATAATATGGAAAATAGTATCATTTATGGTCCATCTGGTATAGGTAAGTATTCTCAAACATTGAATATATTAAAAAAGTACAGTCCATCTAGCATGAAATATGATAAGAAAATTACAGTAACAACCGATAAGCAACAATATATTTATCGTATAAGTGATATACATTATGAGGTTGATATGTCATTATTGGGGTGTAATTCAAAGACATTGTGGCATGAAATATTTTTCCAAATAGTAGATATAATATCTGTAAAACCAACAAAGATAGGTATAATATTATGTAAAAATTTCCAAAGTATTCATTCTGAATTGCTTGATATATTTTATAGTTATATGCAACAATATAATCATTCACATACAAATATACATATCAAATTTATGATAATAACTGAACAGATAAGTTTTTTACCATATACGATAATAAATAGTTGTAATATAATTAAAGTATCAAGACCATCAATAGATGAATACAAATATATAGCAAAAGAACTACCAATGACAAGTGAAGCCGTAACACCTGATAATTTTGTAAATCGTATATATGGCAAAAATATAAATAATGAAATAGAAATGCCGACAAATCATATTAATAAGATTAATGCAATGGATGTTATGAATATAAAAGAATTACGATATTTTAGTTTATTAAATAATGAGAATAACAATGAATTGCCTGAAGATGTATTTAATATTGTCTGCGATAAAATAATTGACAGAATTGAGAATTTAGAAAAAGATAAGTTTATTGAGATAAGAGAAGATTTGTATAACATATTAACCTATAACTTGGATGTGTCAGATTGTATATGGACAATCATATCACATTTTATTTATAATGGTCAATTAAACTCTTGTGAAACCTCTCTAATAATAGATAGAACATATACCTTTTTAAAATATTACAATAATAATTATAGACCCATATACCATTTAGAGAGTATGTTATTTTATATAATAAATCAAATATACAAATTAGATGAAAACTGAAACTGCATATAAAATATTAGATTTGGATATAAATGATGAAAAAATAACAATAAATCAAATAAAACGACATTATCATACAAAAGCCCTTATATACCATCCGGATAAAAATAAAACACCAGAGGCAGTTAGCAAATTTCAAGAGATAAATACAGCATATCAACATATTTTAAGAATAAGGGAGTTTAGTATTCATACCGAAGACAATTCTTCCTATAAAAATATACTATTATTATTTTTGAATAAAATATTGGAAAATGAAACAAGTAATACAATATTTTACAATATAATTAATCGTATAACAGCACTATGTGAAGAAAAGGCAGTGATATTATTAGAAAAGTTAGATAAACCTACATTAATAAAAACAAAAACAATAATGATGAAATATATGGATGAGCTACATATTACCGAAAATCTTATAAGTAAAATTGACGAAATAATGAAAGATAAGAATGAAAAGGATGAATGTATAATATTAAATCCATCATTGCATGATTTATACGAAAGGAATTTATATAAATTGACACACGAAGACAAAATATATATAATACCATTATGGCATCATGAACTTATTTATGATTTAGATAATAACAAGGATTTATACATAAATTGTTATCCAATATTACCAGAAAATATAGAAATTGATGAAAAAAATAATGTACACGTAAATGTGGTTTATAATATAAATGATATTTGGGGGAAAGAATATATTTATGTAATGTGTAATGAAATTGAATATCCAATACAAGTCAATACATTAAAGATGACACAAGAACAAAGCGTGATTTTTGTAAAAAAGGGTATAACAAAAATAAATACAAAAGATATTTATAATATATCAGGTAGAACTGATTTATTTATAAATATAAAATTATATAATTAGTTTTGATTTCTAGTTAGGATTTCATTAATAATTTCATCATCAATCATTAATGTAGTATCCCCCACGAAATAATTAACGAAACACCTTATTATTATATAGACAATAGTAATTAATAAGACAAAAACAGCTACAACTAAAAGTATCCAAAATAATTCCATTATTATGTAATAACTATACTAATTACATAATAAATCAATTTTATAATTTTATGTAAAATACTGGCAGACGGCGTTTTACAATAATCGGTTTATTTCCATTTATTAAGCCATCATTATCCCAATCTTTTTTATTTTCTTCATCATTTTCAGTGTATATTTTATTATTTATTCGTAGCCATTTACATAATGAAAATTTAAATCTTCCTCTAAACTTTGGCTTTGTATTTTCCATATTTTGTTATAAATTATATAAAAATAGAGTTATATTTTATATTTATATTTTATAAAACTATAAATGAATAAATGCGAAAAAATAAATTTAGAGTTATTTTCAAAACAGCATTATACATATATCAATCAAATTTTTGGTGATTTAACTATTCGTGAAATAATTAAAGAAACATATGCACCACGTGAGTGGAAATTTATGATAGAATCGGCTAATGCAGACTTTGAATATTCAAATCATCATATATTAACAAAACCTGGTAAAAACGGAGAAACTATAAAATGGTGTAGTGTAGATGAGAAATATCAAAATATTAATGTAAACAAAAATGATACGTTATGTCAAAGTTATACTCTATTAAAATATTTAAACAAACCGATTGAAGATGATATGAAAAAACGTCAAATGGAAATGGTAAAGATGTATAGAAATATATTAAAACATGCACATTTTAAAAATGAAGTAAGTAATGTAATTAACATAATGACCAAAACTATGAAACGAACCAGAAAAATGGGTAAACCGAATTTATGGAAAGATTATACATACGATAAGCCAGTGCCATATTTAAATAAAGAGTTTGATACAATATATGCTGAAATACATAATGTGTTAGATAAATGGGAAAAATACGGGTATCTTCATTTCATAAAAGATGGTAAATGTCCCAAATAGATTTATTTTATCATATACTAGTCCTTGTTCCTACTATAGAAAATCATTAAAAATGTGATTAATTCAATAATATAATATTATTTATTATATTATTTTTTGGTTGATAAAAAAATATTTATAAAATATTTTCATTATTATATTTGGCTTTTGTTTGTAATTTTATTCGGTGCTTTTTTGTTTATTATAGTTTTATTCGGTTGCTTTTTATAATTTTTATTCAATTGCTTTATTTTTAATATTTTATATACATTTTTTTATGCGGCAACAGCCTTCTTCTTAACAACCTTCTTCTTGGGTGCTGGTGCGTCCTCTTCCTGAGCTGGAGCTGCCTTCTTAACAATCTTCTTCTTGGGTGCTGGTGCTGGCTCTGGCTCTGGCTCTGGCTCTGGCTGTGGCTGTGGCTCTTCCTCTTCATCTTCACTATCTTCAACTTCAGTAGAAGTAGCAGGCTTTGGTGTAGTTGCAGGTAGAATATCTACCTCATCGTCATCATTTGTTGATGTCGGTGCCTCCTTATCAATAGACTTAATATCATCTGCCGACAATTGAATATGGCACTTACCAAATACACTAACAACCTCTTGTGGCTTGACAACACATTGATTTACCTTCCAGGTTACACCCCAACCCTTACCACCAAACCATAGACCACCACATTGCAATACTGCAGCTACCTTGCTCTTCTTTGGAACATAATCCATTGGTGTCATGTTATCATTATCACATGGAAACAACAAGTTTGATTGAGTATCATAGACTTCAACGCCCCACTTGTTATTATAATTAGGAACTCTAGCTCTAATTGATGGTGACTTTGTTGGGTCAATCTTCTTGGTTAGCTTATCCTTTGTATACTTAAGGAATGGAAAGAAATTATGCTTTACAACCTCTCTAGACAAATCTTCACCAAACCAGGCTTCGCTATACTTAACCGCATCATCCAAGATTTGGTTTTCAAACCCCTTTAGCTTGGAAAGAAATTCATCGGTAGCAGGTGTAGTATAATCACCATTTGGAAATACCAAAGACATGCTGAACTTACCGTCAGACTCACCGGTCTTCTCATCAACATAATCACTAATTCCCCATGTCATCATGAGTGGTGTAGAAATATGAAGTGACCGATTGGACTGTGTGCTGATAACATTAATCGCCTTTCCCCCGCGATCATTTACCTTTGGTTGCATGTAGCGGATACTAGATGTATCCCAATCGTTAACGTTCAATACAATAGGAGTGGACTTGGACATAATAAGACTTAGCTGTGCTATAAGTATACTACATTATATAGATGTATCTTTATATCAATTTTTTAAAATGTTAACCCATTATGCAGTATATAAAATATATTTTGATGTCAATAATACATGTTTTTAGTGATATTTTGTAAGAAAAAAATAAATATATATCTTTTTTGAAGCAACTTATATATTGAAATAAAAAATAAATATATATAAATATTATATAAGTAATAATATAATGATTGAAAATAGTTTAATACCTGAAAATAGTACAATTATAAAACCTAAACGAAAATATAAAAAAAAAGAGTTATCTGTATTTACATATGAAGATTATATACAAAATGATATTTTTTTAACAAGTTATACTATTCCTATATTAAAAGAAGTTTGTAAAATATATAAACTAAAAGTATCTGGTAAAAAAAATGAATTAATATCAAGAATTCATAACTGTTTTTCTAAAAATATTAATGCAACCTTGATACAAAAATACATTAGACGTAAATTGGTTCGTCTAGTAATGAAAATATATAAACAAAATGTTTGTGATATAAAAACATGTGTAAATGATACTGATTTTTATACATTTGAGCCATTACATGAGGTTGAACGAGAACAATTTTATAGTTATACTGATGATAACAATTTTACATATGGGTTTAATGTAACATCCTTAATTGAATTAATACGTAAAACAACCAAAATATACAATCCATATACACGTTCTCCATTTTCTCAAAAACAAAAAAAATATATAATTAATATGTACAATTTAACAATATGTACAAATTACGCTTTTCGTTCAATTAATAAACCATATATACGTGATAAAAATAACATAAATATTCACGTTAGATATAGACAAATTATTAATCGTTTAACAAATAGCATAGAACATACAAATGAACAACCTAGTACATTAACTAATTATAATCCACAAATTAATGTTTATAACCCATATACTACAACAGAAGATACCGAACGTTACAATAATATTGTTGAAATCCGTCAAAAAACTATATTAGAACGTATAAATATGTTATTTATTGAAATTGATCAATTGGGTAATTATACACAAAGTACTTGGTTTACTGAATTATCTCATTTGCAATATAGTCAATTATATAGATATTTATTTGATATATGGAATTATCGTGGACAATTATCTGGTAATGTTAAATTACAAATTTCTCCATTTCATAGTCCATTTGAAAATATTTTTACAAATACTATTAGACATATTGATCTATCAGTCATACAATTGAGAACTGCATGTTTAATTGTAATAGAAAATATGGTATATAGTGGTATTAATATTGATATGCGCAAATTAGGTACATTTCACGCGTTAACCGCACTTACATTAGTATCTAGAGATGCTAGATTTGCATTGCCGTGGTTATATGAATCTATAATATACTAAATATTCATAACTAAATATTTTAACGCATTACAATGCTGTGTAAGATATATATATATATACTAAAATATATATATATAACTGTAAAATTACTTAAAAACGTAATGCATTGATAGTATATACTAGTATAATGGTAAGAGCTTCAAAGACAACCGATACCACAACCACTTCTGCCACTAAGGCAAAGGCAACCAAGAAGGCAACTAAGGATGCTGCACCGGTAGCCCCTGCAGCCCCTGTCACTAATGAGTTGACACCTGCGCCAACAGAGGCGCCTGCTGTAGTTGAGCCCCCAGTTATTATGGTGAAGATGGCCGAGTTCAGTGCCAAGCTTCAGCAATTGGTTGCTCTATTTTCCAACGTTAAGAGTGACTTCAAGACTCTTGAGAAGGCTATGGCCCGTGAGATGAAGATTGCAGCAAAGGCTTCTAGTAAGAAGCGTCGCAACAATGGAAATCGTAAGCCTTCTGGCTTCGTAAAGCCTGCTAGAATTAGTGATGAGCTTGCTATTTTTCTAGGTAAGGAGATTGGAAGCGAGATGGCCCGCACTGAGGTTAGCAAGGAGATTAATACATACATTCAATCTCATAAGTTGCAAGATAAGAAGAATGGTCGTATCATTCACCCCGATGCCAAGCTCACCAAGCTTCTTAAGGTAGCAAAGGAGGATGAGCTAACTTATTTTAATCTTCAGCGTTACATGAAGCACCACTTCCAAAAGGCTAGTGATATTATTGCAGCTTAAATAAAATTAGTAAACATATAAAAAGAATAAAATTAGTAAACCTATAAAAAGAATAAAATTATTACACCGATAAAAAGAATAAAATTATTACACCGATAAAAATATGTATTAGACAAATACATATTTTTTACATATTTAGATTTTTTGTTTGATTAAATTCAATCAGTATAAAAATGATATAAAAAATATTTAATTTTAATGTTATATGAGTGAACAAACATTTACTAACAAAAATATAACTGCCGAGATTAATTCCAATACAATTGATATTTATGATTCTGTTAAAGGATATGTAAATGAGCATAAGCCAGTATTATACATTTTAACACCATGTTATGGTAGTGTATGTTTTGTAAATTTTGTTCATTGTTTAATGCAAACCAAAGAATTGTTCTCACACTTTAACATACAAACGCATGTATTATTCTGTAAAAGTGATAGCCTAGTTTCTCGCGCAAGAAATAATCTAGTTGCCAAAGCAATGGCATGTAACGATATGACACATATGATGTTTATTGATAATGATATTACATGGGATCCTTTTGATATTCTCAAATTGTTAATTGCAAATAAACCTATATCAGGTGGTATTTATCCATTAAAATCTTATAATTTTAATAAAATAGTACCAACAGAAGATAACCCAAATCCAATAAAGTCAATCATTGATAAAAAAGATGATTCATTATTAAAAAAAATCAATAATGAACATGCAATTCAAATGAATATGTTAAAGTATAATGTTAATTATACATCAAAAATAGTTACTATTGAAAATAATTTAACAAAAGTGAAACATATTGCAACAGGGTTCATGCTTATTCAACGCAATGCAATAGAAAAAATGTGTGAATATTATCCAGAAACAAAATATACAGATGATGTTAACTTTCTCAACCCAGATGAAAATAAATATGCACATGCACTATTTGACTGTGGCGTTGTTGATGACCATTACTTATCCGAAGATTGGATGTTTTGTAATCGTTGGTCATCACATGGTGGTGAATTATGGATTGATATAACAATAAATTTAACTCATACCGGTATACACGACTTTAAAGGATGTTACATGTCATCACTATTGTAAATTATGCAAATACAAAACCTTCTTTTTCCATTATACTATGTAATTCCTGACTATTTCTATGTTTCAAAATGATATTTATTTCATCCAATTCTTTTATGTGATTTATTTTAAATAATTCACATATTTTATTCAATTGTTCTACATTACTTATGTATTCACTTGTTTGCATTATCCATTGATAAAAAGATATATTACTTGATATATTTTTTGTAACAAGTTGCTTCATATATTTTGTATATAATTCAATTGTCGTGTCCAGATCGGTTTTCTCATATATATTATAATCAGTTCCAGATAATACTAATATTTGTTTAAAATGTTCTTCACTCATACACAAATCAGCTAATATATTATTTGTATCGTAAAATAGTACAGTTTTATTTAACAGACTAATATTACGAATCACGCGTGGACAACCATATACAAACATATCCATATCATCACTTAAACAAGCCCATGCTTTACCAGTTATTACCATATATGCACATATATCATCGGCTTCACCTGGTGAAACATAATACATCACACCATAAGCATCTAATAATTCTTTTACTTTCTTTTTATCGTTTTCGGTCAATCGTACAAATTGATTTTTTAGATTTTTCATTTCTTGAAATAATAACATCTTCTTATCTAGGTCTAATTCTTCATCTGTATATTCCATCATTAATTCATTATATTTATCTTCGGCTGTTTTCTTTTGAACTCTACGTTGCTCTAATAAAGCATACTTTTCCGGCGGTGGTTTACCATCAAATATAAACAATGGGATAATATTGTTTGTTAATAATAATGATATTAATAGATACATGTTCTCAATTAACGCATTTTCCGCAATATATTTATACATATAAATACTTGCATCAATTACAATTGTTTTTGATTGTAATTGATTTAAATTAATTTTACGTATAGAGTTTTTGCTGCAATTTTCTTTTAAAAATCTATTTAAATATTTGATTCCCATTATATATTTTTGATATGTTTTTAAAAAAGATTTGTATCAATTTTTAAATCAATTTTCTATTTAATATCTAATCACATATATATAATTATACTATGATAACGGATACTTCTAATGAAATAATTCAAGAAATAGATAATGAAATAAAACCCTACATAAAAATGGGTAATATTAAATATTCTGGTCATACTATAAAAATGTTCTCTCTATTATTTAATCATATTGCAAATTCTAGAGAACATTGGAATCTTAACAAAAATAAATTAAAGTATTCCAAATATACTGGTATTCCATGTGATATATCATACTATCCAACAAAGATTAATAAATATATACAACATAATATTCATACTTATTACAAGATTATTTTCAAGATTAGAGAACATGATATTATTGTATATATTGGAAGTGATAAAAACACGGATAACAACGCTTTTTTACAAAAAATGATTAAAAACATATATATTTGGTTATTTGTTGCTTATTATTTTTCAAAGGGTAAATGTTCTCAAACACTTGAAATATATTTGTCTTTAACTAATGAAAATAAGAAGTTACCTTCTTTAAAGAATGAATATATAGACCGTCAACATGTAAATACAGCCTTTACATATGCGTGTAAAAAAGACAATGAAATACATATTTTCCGTGAGGAAGAATGGTTTAAAGTATTTATTCATGAAACATTTCATAGTTTAGGGTTAGATTTTTCAATGTTTGAGAACACAGACACAAATAATCAAATAATGAAATTATTTAATGTGAAAAGTGATGTAAGAATAGCAGAAACTTATTGCGAAATTTGGGCAGAAATTATTAACAATATGTTTATTGTGTTCTCTAATACTAGATGGAATGAGAACCAAGAAAAATGGTTAAATACAGTAAACACAAAATTAGTTAAAATGATGCAGTATGAACGTATTTTTTCACTATTTCAATGTTGCAAGGTTCTCAATTATTTTAATATTAACTACACTGACTTAATAAATTCAACCAACATCGTTAGTGCATATAAGGAAAAAACACATACATTATCATATTATATTGTAAAATCTATATTTATGTTTCATTTGGATGATTATATGCTGGAATGTATCAAATTGAATGGATATAGTCTTGATTTTAATAAAAAGAAGAATAAATATATTCAAAATATGAATACGTATTGTAATGTTGTTAAAAAAATGTATAAAAATGAGAACTTTATTGACTCTTTGAATTCTATTTGTAAAATATCTAAAAAAAAAAAAATGTTCTCACAAAATATGATTGAAACACTTCGTATGAGTGTGCATGAAGTCAAATAAAAAAATGACCGAAGTCATATTTTTATATTTTATATTTTTATAATTATATTTTGATTTTAGTTATTTTCAATGCTAACCTTATCCATAGAACTTGCTAGTTCGTCAATTGTCATTGGCTCGGTGTTTCTAGTATACGGGTCTTCAACTGTATCATTTGTAGAAATATCATCAAAAGAGAATGAAGAATCATTTAGGCTTGGATTATGCAGTTCACTTCGCATTAAGACCGGCTTTGTTATTTGAGACATAGAAATCGGCTGAAATCCTTGATTGATACGATAAATCTCAAGTTCTTGTGTCAAATTATCTATAATTTGCTTCTTTTCTGCAAGTTCCTTTTCAAGAAGTAAATTTTCCGCATATAGCTGATGTACGTTTCGGTCACATTCGGCTTCTTGAATTGGCTTATGATTAATACGAATGTCAAAGAATGCAGGCTTTGATTCTTGTGTATCATTTTGCAAATAGAAACTACATCTCTTGCCCTTATAAATATATCCCTTTTGGCGGAATTGACCGTATGTTTCAAGCTTATTGCGCAGATTGCGCGCGGTTGTAGTATCGTACCAATACTCAAAATGAACGAATGCAGCCTTTACTGGTGTTGAAGAATTGGGAATATCCCTGTCTACAAAATCAATTCGTCTAATCTTACCAATCCGGATAATCTTTTCTAGAAAATCTCTCAAATACTTGGGCTGAAACTTATGAACAATGTCATGATGATTCATTAAAAGTAACTTATCCGACAAGACTGGGATATAAATGCTCGTCCACTCACCAGCATTCAATGATAATTGATTAAATTCTGTTGGTTGCTCTACCAACAATTCCTCCGGGTTTTGATACTGTTCTTCGTACATGATTTTTAAAGTATATAAACTTATAATAATTGAATCTCATTAAAAGATATAAAAGTTCTCAATTTTTTACATTTATACTAAAATATAAATATAAAAATGTTCTCTATCTAGGTTTTTATCTGCAATTACCATATATTTTTAGATAAATTTTTATAATATAAATCGCAACTATGGTCATTAATACTCCAATTTGTAAAAATACTAAAATCACAACAAGAATGAGTTTTACCTACATTAATATAATATGAATCATTATATAAACGTATATCAGTACCAACATGGTAATAATTAATATTGGGTGTTGCTGTAATTAAATCACGATTATTAGATACCCTAAAATGTGTTAAATTTGATTTATTTTCAAATGATTTTTTCCAAGGTTTATTACCAATACGTGGACTTGCAAATGATACTACAGTCACCATATTTTCTATTTCGTGTGATAATATATAACCAAATAATGTACTTAAAGCACCACCTAAACTATGTCCTGTGACAAATATTTTATAGTCTGGATGTTCTTGTATTATTGATTTTATCTTTGCAATTATACATAAATGTATATTATCAGAATGTAATTGATTATAAAATCCAGAGTGTATCCATATATCATCCTTCAAGTTATGTTTGTATACTTGTAAATCATAATACCAATCTTTCAAAGATTCACTTCCGCGAAATACTATTGCCAAATTTTTTTGTTCATCATTTATTGTAATACCTATTTGAATATCACTAGTCGGGTCATCTATAAATGTATGAACACGTCCATCTGGTGCAATCTCTTTTAATTCCATAATAGCAGTTTTACGAGTATCATTTAAACCGATTTTATGTATAGAACCATCATTTATAGCATTATTAACAAATGATTCTATAGTTTCAGACGAATGATTTATTGTAAATGTTTTACCATAATTATATATTAATAGTGTTGATTGTAATAATATTAAAACTGCTCTATGTGAAATAATATTATTAAAAATACTATTTGAGCGTCCTCTTAACGATGTATCGGTATTAGTGCTTAAAGATATTGTTTTAATAGATTCGGTATCGTCTCTTTTATTAATATCTTCTATTGAATTATCGTCAATTGTATGAATTTTTTCTGTCATATTTATATTATACAACAATATAAAAATGTTATGCTATTTCATTTCTTATTTTCATTAATATCATATCCGTCATTGGGTCATCTCTTCTTGTAAAATGCATTAATTTTGCACGTTTTGTTTCCATTAATACTTGTTTTAAATCTTGATTTTGGGTAAATTTTGCGAGAACTGCTTTATATCTTTCTTGTTCTACTTTTGAATTTTGTCCCATATTATAATAATCAGCATCCACTGTCACGTTTTCTGGACGCAATACTTCATTTTTATATTTACCAGTTTTACCAGCAGCAGCAATAGCCATATCTAAATTTGTAGATATTTCACTTTCACTATCTAATGAAAATTGTTGATAAAAATCAGGAAATCCCTTTTTATATTGAGAACCTAATATAAAATGTCTTACAGAGTTCCATCTATGGTCATCTACAGTAAATGGGGCACCCCATGAATCATCCAATTTTCTACGCCAATTAAATAATACATCGGTTTTCTTTTTAGTATTTAATTTTTTATAATCTAATATTTTATCTTTTGCTATTTTTTCACCAGCACCTCTACCGGATTTGGGTTGACTATTTGAGAACGAATGAAACATAAATGCTACATCATTATCATACAAATTTTTATTTAAATAACTGTCATCATCTTGTAATGGTTCTCCGTAATTTGCATCTAAACCTATTTTTGTTTTATAATTTTTAAAATCATCTATTAAATAATAAATACCCGAATTACGTTCCAAACATTTATTCACTATCATATTTTTTATGTTAAATGGTATTTCACGAAATTTAAATATATGTTTATCCTTGTATGTGATTAAGGTATAATGTTCACCGTTATAACTAGTCATTATATAATGGTCTGGAACAAATGAATCTTTTGTACTATTATTTGGACCACATGTCATTACCCCATCATTATCTTCATTGGTATAAGATTTTTCATCAAATATTATCATTTTTATATTTAATACTCGTTCTAGTGTTGATATTGCCCATTCATCTGCCCAATATTTGGATTTCATTATATATTCTTGTAATTGTTCAATACTATCAATATCTTGCATATATAAAAATTCATTCAATAAATTCTTGGTTATTAATCGTTCTTCAATTAATTGTTTATAACGATTTGATAATTCGGTTGCATTTTCAATTAACTTTTTATGTTGATCTTTATCTGTAACATTTATAATTCTCCTTTTTATTTCAGCTGTTTTCCTTTTTATTGCATTCATTTCTCTTTCTATACTTTCATATTCAGCTGAAAAATTGGTGTATAATGTTTTATATTCATTAAATAATTCATTTGTCACTTCTTTTGATAACACTGCACGTAATTTTTTTACAGTTGTATCTTTGCCGATTTGTCTATACGCATCCCGAATTACTGCAAAGAAACAATCACCACCTCCTTCATTATCAATAACTGAATATTTATTATTTTGCATAAATGTTTCTATCCACTTATTATCTCTTGATTCCTTATATTCACTTACCAATTCATCACTTTCTAAGTGTGTCTCGTCTGGTAATAAAGATGGTACTTCCTTATTTTCATTTTTAACAAAAATACCTTCATCTAATATTTTCATTGATTTTTCAGTTTCTGCTGTCATTTTTTCGTTTATATCTAATTTCATAACATCATCTACTTCTGTAATATCTACCACCGATTCTATGTCTTGAATTTCTTCATTTATTTCTATTGGGGATTTTTTTTCCTCTTTTGAAATCATTTTATTTATGTACTTTTCAGTTGCAAATATTAAAATATTTCCCTTTTCTAATTCTAATCCATCGTCACTTATATCACTTAATATATCATTCTCACTTATCTCAAATATACCTATTTTTGATACTGGCGAATCGTTTACTATTAAATAAATTGAACAAAATAATACACCGTGTTGGGAATTTGTATATTTTATTTTACCCAATGCAATTTCAACTGATATATTATTAAATTTATAATCATATATGTTTGCATCATAATCTATATCTTCTTCATCTATACCATAACTTGATTTATAATTTATTTTTTCTGGTTCTAAAATAGATTTTATCATTTATGTATACATAATAATATTATTTTTATCTCAATTATAACAAAAATAATATATCAAATACAATCTAAATTACTTAAATTGTTCTAACATATCCATATATTTAAACTTTGTTCTATTAGATATACCTGGATGCTCTTTTGTTTTACATTTTGAAAATTCGGTTATATCATTCAATATAAATTTAAAATCATTATTATTTTTAATTTCACTAGTCATATTCAATGCTACTATATTTACTATTTCACTTATTTCATTGATTATATCTAGATATTCATTATTATTCATATTGATTTTTATAAAATTTATCATTTTATTTATTATTTCTAATACGTTTTCAGTTTCATATACGTTTTCCTTATATAAGTATATAATAAATAACATAGTTGTTCTACGGCGCTCATTTTGTTTCGTCATTTTACAAAACAAATCATAATCTACATTCGGATCAACTATTTCTATGTCATGTACTTCTAATAAATATTTATTTATTAAAGTATCTTTTGCATCACACATATATAAATATTTGTTCATTAACTTAATATATAATTTTGAATATAAATTGACATGACATTTATTGCTACATGATACATTTAATATTAGATTTGTTACTTGTTTTATTGAATCACTATTTACGATATCTGTATCTTGTTCTAATGCAATTATCGCATCTATTAATTCTATAATTTTATCTTCCTGTGCATTATAATTAATTTGTGTAATCTTATTTAAATTCACTTTTAAAACACCTAATAATTGTTCTACGCCCTCTTTTTTTACAACTGTAGTTGCTTTAAATATTTCCTTCTTTTTCCAAATATCCGCTTCATTTTTATTACGACGTATATTCTTATTGGCATTTTGGTCAAAGTCTTTCGTCACTCCCATAAACATGTGTAAATCATGTACACAATTTATTACATTATTTGGTAATACATAAGATGTACTTTTAAATATTTGTTCATTAAAAAATTCCAATGAATATAATACCATAGGTAATAATACAATGCTTATATATTTATATAATTTGTTATCTTTATATATTTATTAATATGCTTAAACATAATAATATATCATTGAATATTATGACTGATTATAATAATAACGAAAACGAAAACGAAAACGAAAATATTATAAATAACTGGGATGATTTAGAATTAAATGAAAATTTATTAAGAGGAATATATGCTATGAGTTTTGAAAAACCTAGTGAAATACAACAAAAAGCTATATTACCTATTATACAAAATAATGATGTTATTGCACAAGCACAATCCGGTACTGGAAAAACCGGTGCATTTAGTATAAGTACATTACAAAAAATAGACCTTTCGCTTAATGAAGTACAAACAATTATAATTGCACCAACTCAGGAATTATCTAAACAAATATATTCTGTTATTACACAATTAGGTTCATTTATGGATGGACTGAATGTACAATTATTAATTGGGGGTACATCTGTACAAAATGATATTAATTTACTTGAGAATTCACCGCCACATATTATAGTTGGATGTTCGGGACGTATATATGATATGATTAGACGCAGACATCTACGCCTAGACACTGTTAAATTATTTGTGTTGGATGAAGCGGATGAAATGTTATCACAGGGATTTCAAGAACAAATTCACAGTATTTTCCAATATTTTAATGAAAATATACAAGTTGCTATTTTCAGTGCAACTCTACCAAGAGATGTACTACAACTTACTGAAAAATTTATGAAAACTCCTATAAATATTACAATGAAAAAGGAAGATTTATCATTAGATGGTATTGAGCAATATTATATTGCCATGTATTCTGATAATGATAAATTTGATATGCTGAAACAAATTTTTGAAAAATTAACTATTTCTCAATCTATTATCTATACCAATAACGTAAAACGCGTTTCTGACTTATATGATGCCATGATAAGAGAAGATTATCCGGTATGCTGTATACATAGTTCTATGGAAAAAGACAAACGCAATGAAGCCTTTAATGATTTTAAATCTGGAAAATATAGGGTTCTTATTTCATCTAATATTACCGCCAGAGGTATTGATATTCAACAAGTTGGTACTGTTATCAATTTTGATATTCCAAAATGTGTAAATAGTTATTTACATAGAATCGGTAGAAGTGGCCGATGGGGAAGAAAAGGCCTCGCTATTAATTTTGTTACTGAATATGATATTCAACACTTGAAACGTATTGAAACACATTATAATATTGATATCAAAGAATTTCCTACTGGTGAATAATTGCGTTTATTATATATAGATTTTATTACTATAAATACTATAGTAATAAAATTTATGGTATTCTCATTTACTAATAGTAATGATAATGATAATGATAATGAGAATGATATAGTTGATTTATCATTTAATATTGATACCAAATTTAAATTACCTATTCAATATTTAGATGATAGTAATCAACACATACTTGACGAAAATTTATTATATGATTTAGAACTAAAAACACCATCCAATTATAATATTGATAAAACTATGTATCATTATCTATTCAAACCAACTAATGAATTTGCTAATTATACCATGAATATGTGGGAAAAACAATTTACGAATGATATTCACTATTTAAATGACACGAAAAGTGTTATTTCTAATATGGATAAATATGATAATACACAATGCGAATATTCATTGGATTGTAATAAATTCAAATCTGTATGGAATGATATTAAATTAGATACTCATTTTTTAGAAAAATACAATTATATGGATTGGGAAATGCTAAAATCATTTAATGAATCCTCATCGTTTTTACAAATTTTGTCTTTTATACACGTTATATCACCCATTATTAGTTTTGTATTACCCGTGTTATTTATAATTTTCCCCTTTATCATACTTAAAATACAAGGTATACCCATTGATATCAATACATATGTAATAACACTTAAAAGTATTGCTCAAAACCATTTTATAGGCAAAGCTATTTCCAGTTTTCAATCCATTAGTTGGGATAAACTTGTCTATATTATGTTTTTATTAGGAATGTATGTTTTTCAAATTTATCAAAACATCATTCTATGTAAACGATTTTACAGTAACTCTATTTCTATGAATAACAATATGTATGAACTTAAACAATATGTTAATTATACAATTCACTCATTTGAATCATTTCAAAATATATCACAATCGTGTAAATCATATACAATGTTTAATCACATCAATAACGAACATTTACAAACACTATACGAAATTAAGCACGAGCTTTGTGATATATATCAATTTGAACCGAATTTACAAAAATTTAATACAATGGGTTACATGTTGCGTTGTTATTATCAGTTACATTCTAATTCTAAATATGAAAATTGTCTTCGTTACACAGTTGGGTTTCATGGATATATTGATAATTTACAAGGCATTTGTAGTAACATTCAAAATGGTGTGTTATCTTATGCTAATTTTGACAATAAAAACTCGTGTTCATTGGAAAAACAATATTATCCGGGATTAACAAATGAAAAGCATGTTAAAAATAATTGTGATTTTAAGAAAAATATGATTATTTCATCGCCCAATAAATCTGGCAAAACTACTATATTAAAATCAACCGCCTTAAATATTATTTTTTCACAACAAGTTGGATGTGGTTTTTATAAATCTGCAACAATTACACCATTTACACATATTCATTCTTATATTAATATTCCGGATACATCTGGACGAGACAGTTTATTCCAAGCTGAATCCAGACGATGTAAAGATATTATTGATATTATTCAAGAAAATGTTAATACAGAATGCCGTCATTTTTGTATGTTTGATGAATTATATTCAGGCACGAACCCGACTGAAGCTTCCAAAGCTGGTTATGCATTCCTAGAATATTTACAACAGTTTAATAATGTAAATTTTATACTCACTACTCATTATTTATCAATCTGTAAAAAATTCAAAAATTCTAAAACCATACAAAATTATAAAATGATTGTGGATATTAATACCGACGGTACATTTAATTATACATATAAAATCAAAAAAGGTATATCTAATATTAAAGGGGGTATACGTGTTTTAAAAGATATGAATTATCCTGACCATATTATCAAGACATTTCAAGATATCCATTAATTTTGTACAACCAAATAGTATAAAGATATTAATATTATTTGTATAATAATGAATATTATACAAACATGGAAAGATGAAAATATGCCTGGTATATACAAGGCTTACTCTGATAAAGTAAAATTCTATAACCCGAACTGGAATTACATGTTCTTTACTGATACCGATATTGTTAAATTTATTCTGAAAAAAATGCCTCAACATTATAGTACATTTGAAAATTTTAAACAAAAAATTCAACAATTGGATTATTTTAGATACTTGGTTATTTATTATTACGGTGGGGTCTATCTAGACCTTGATATGAATATTATTGATTCATTAGATGACCTATATAATACTAACCCCGAATTTTGTAAATTTCCAATTGAACTTACTAATATTACTGATACTATTATTACCAGACAAAATTTTACTCACTTAATTGGAAATTATGCCTTCTATGCACCACCTAAACACCCATTTATTAAAAGAATTATTGATAATATTGATAATCAAAGAATCACTGACAATGATATTAAAATTGCACAAAGTGAAAATACTGACCCGCCATCACAAGTCTATGTTTATTGTACTACGGGTCCATTACTTGTTACACAATCTTATATTGATGATTCTAGCAATGTTAATCTATTAGTACCTACACCTATTAAACACAATTGTTTTGGAGATTATGGTATGCATTTATCACACGGAAATTGGAAAGCATAACCTATTTTTTTACAAAAATCATTATTTCTTCGCCTTTCTCTTGCTGGGATGTTACATGTACATTTTTATTCATCATCGGTTGGGTCGATAATAATTTAAAATATTTTTTTGTAATAGTATTCATATCTTTTAATAAATCAAATTGTTTTTTTGTAGTGTTTGAACCATAACCCGATAATATGTAACATAATTTTCCAGACTTTTCCAATACCGCATAACATAATTTTATTGTTTCTTCCCAATATTTTTCTAACCAATCTTCATATGTTTTATATCTATCTGTACTTTGCTTTGTGCTTTTATACAATTCCAATTCATAATAAGGTGGACTAAAAAATACCAAATCAAAATGTCCTTTGTATTTCTGCATGAAAGTATTATCCTTATATAAATCTTCAGATGGTTTACAGTATATATCTACTTTATGTGAGGTTATATGATTATTTGCTAGTTCTTTTGTTTTTTTGCATACACTTGGGATTACATCAGTGCCGACATACTCTTCTACATATGGGGATTCTAAAAAACCATAACAGTATGATGACCATCCCAACGTGGGACTGAAAATGCGGTTTGCCTTAAAAATACTTTGGTTTAATGAATATACCAGATATGGATTCATTATTGATGCACGAAAATAATAAGAGGAAAATACACTACCTATACGACCATTACTAATATAATGAGTTGCACTTGGTGTTAACAATTTATAATCTATTATATTATGCAAATATAAATCATGTAATACATCTAAAAATGTTGGATTATTTTCTATTCCCGACTTTGTATGTTGCAATATATCCAACATATGTAAATTACGTATTGGATTTTTAAACACTATTTCTTGATTATTATTCATCTCTTTATTTCTCATTGGAAGAATACCAGAATCATGAATCTCTAATTTATCTGGATGAATCTGTAAAGACAAATTATAAAATCGTGTTAAATATTCATCCCGTCTATTGATATTATCACATAATACTACTATTGTGGTTTTTGGAATATTATGTTGCTTCATGTAATCTTTTAATTTATGTAGTTTACTACCAACTCTTACATGTGTTATATTTATATATTGATTAATATGTTTCAAATCTATCATTGAGTCATCTTTGCCATGAAATAAATTTAAAAATCGTTTTAACGTTATCATTACTAATATAACTATACATTATATTTTTTTACATTGCAATTCATTATATAAGGGTACAAATGACTCACGCCATTGCAAACTTTTGTATGTATGAGTCAATTCATCACCTGCATCTATATCTTTTGTTGCATAAATTTCAAAACGGTCTTCATCAAAATATCTAACTATACGAGTATTTGTTTCTTCCTCTAAACCGGAATTGTAAAATGAAGCACAACCTGATGCAAATGCCCATGTGTAATTTGGCAAATCATCTGACCATGTAAACACAAATGGATTTTTCATTCCATCAAACGATTTATTATTATTATCACTTAACCGACGCATCAATCCTATTTCAACTAGTTCACCGTTCTTTATATCTACTCGCGCAAATGCACCATCAAACTTATTATCTGGACTTGACAGTTTTGATATGTCAACATATACTTTGGAACAATCTACCTTCATATATTACAATGCCATTTCTTCTTTATATATTTATAGGAATTCTTTATATCAAATAATTATTTATTATTTATTAAACAACTTGGATTTTATATATTTATCTTTAAGTTGTTTTTACAATTTATTCTATTATATATTATTTCTCAGAAAACTTATTGGCAAGGTTTCGAAAAATGGACATTCTGAAAATGTCCACTTTTCAGATCTTGAATAATAAAAAATTCCGAAAAAACACGATTTTTAGTTTTAAAGCATAATGCAGTAAATCCGGAAATTATTATTTTTGTATGACTGCACACTTTTTTTTGCGTTAAACATTTAGGCGTTTTTTCTGTAAGTATTATATACTTACATTTAGACTTACATATAAATGTCAAAAAACGCCAAAAAATTCATTTGTGAAAAATGTGATTTTAAATGCAGTAAGATGAGTGATTATAAGCGCCATATTTTGACTGCAAAACATCAAATACTTACAGATACTTACATAAAAACCGCAGAAAACGCCAAAGCGTTTAAGTGTGAATGTGGAAATGAATATAAACATCGTCAAAGCTTAAATAATCATAAACATAAATGTACATATAATCCTGAACAAAATGCCATACTGAATACTACAGAAATACCTGATGAAATAACATCTCAACATGGTATTCATAGTATGATAGGAACATTAGTGAAAGAGAATCAGGATTTTAAGAAATTATTGATTGAGCAAAGTTCCCAAATGATGGAATTGGCAAAAAATTCTCAAACGATTAACAATAACACTACGAACAATAATACCCAGTTCAATCTCAACTTTTTCTTGAATGATACATGTAAAGATGCAATGAACATAACAGATTTTCTAGGAAACATGGATGTTAATATAGATGAATTAGAATATATAGGTCATCATGGTTATGTTAATGGTATGACAAAAATGATAATGGACCGACTTAAAGACATGGATGTGACCAAACGCCCAATCCATTGTACCGATGTGAAACGAGAGACAATGTATATCAAAGATAAAGATGAATGGTGTAAGGACACCGACGAATTAGTAAAGTTACGTAGAATATTAAGTAGCATATCAATGACAAATTATCGTTCTGTTGCACATTGGAGAACTGCACATCCAAATAGTGAAATCATGGATAGTCGTGAACATAATTTCTGTTATAAAATGATGAGAGCAATATTAGGGGATGCGGAAGATGAACAAATTCGTTTAGACAATAAAATCATCAAGACATTTGCGAAAGATTTATATGTAAATAAGAATAAGAATGATGTGATACGAAAGATGAATGCATATTAGATAATATAGTATAGTATATTATAGTATAGTATATTATATAATGGGTAATAGTAATAGTTTAGAAATATATGAAAACCGTGTAAAGGCATTAGAAAACCGTGTAGCAGAATTAGAACAAAAGGTATTTTTAGGATTAGACCGTCATGTAATAGACAATAACGCATATCATCCTAGTAATGGAATATTTGTAAATCCTAGCGATGAAAATCAAATTAGATTAGACGATTTTATATCAGATGATGATTCATAATGATAAATAATCAGACCAACTTTGTTTGGTACCCCCATCATATTGGAATGCATAATCATTTTGTATTAACCAATCATTAATAATGCAATCATCATATAATATGTTTACTAACAATCTACCATATTTATCAAATTCATTGCATTGTACATAAACCATTTTATTTAATATTTTGTCGCGTAAACAGTCACGTACTTTATAACCATATTTTTTTTCAATACCACATCGTGTTCTTATTTCGGGTGTATCTACACCAGATAGACGACAATTCCATCTGTATAATGTATTATGAATGGGGAAAACGCATTTAATGGTATCCCCATCATATACATCAACAACTTTGGCAAGATGTTCCTGACCTTCTAACGAAAATAATTCAACCTTATTATTAACATTTGACCAATCAAATTCCATACTATAAATAATATAACGATACATATTTATATTATTTAAACGAATACTTAATATTTTTATTTCTGTATTTATATTTATTATTCCTTGACATCATCATTACTATGGGTTGGACGGGTTCTGTATTTACGAACCGGTCTATCACCACCTTGATTTGTCTGGCGGGTTTCACACATAAGTGACCCCCCCTTTACACCGGATACATCCGCTGATTGATATTCATGTTGTCCGGTAGTGGACTTAATAACCTCAAAGTCAACGTACTCACCTTGAACCAAGTACTTATATTGAGAATCAGTAACACGAATAGATGAATAATGAGTAAAAATATCCTTCCCTTCTTGCTCGCCGTCGCGTGCTGTAATAAATCCGTATCCGGTCTTATTATTAAACCATTTAACTTGTCCTGTTACTCGCGTAGTGTTTGTTGCCTGGGTAGTACTCATTGTCTCCTAGTATACGTTATTATAGTATAGTTTTTCTATATTGTTTACAAAAACAATAAAAATTAAAAATTAAAAATTAAAAATTAAAATTACTGCATAATGAATTATATGGCGGTGTTTCATGAAAGTCAATTTTATAGCATATCTGTAAGAAAGTAGAAATATCCTTGTTAATGTTCTCACAAATAGGTAAAATATGCTCAATAGATTTTAATGTTCTCCGTTGTTTATTTTTGGAATGTAAAATATGTATTTCATTATTGTAGATTTCATTTTCGGTATCTGTGTGAACAGAATCCCATGGTAATTCTTGAGCAAATAAATAAATATAAATAAAACCTAAAGATATAATATCATCACGTCTGGAAGGTGTCCATCCTTCATGAATATTGGGACTAATATATTTTGGTGTACCAACAATTTGTTCACTAGTAGAATTAGAAATGTGTATATGGTCATCATTTACCCAAAACGTGGCTAATCCAAAATCAATTAAAAAAAGTTCTCCATTTTTAATCATAAAATTTTGCGGTTTAATATCTCTATGAATGACAAAATTACAATGTATAGATTCTAAAATATGAATACATTTTACCATTATGTAATTTAGTTTAGATTCATTGATATTTTTTATATTTAAATACTCAAATAGAGAACAATCGTAGTAAGACATAATTAATCCCATAGAATCATCAATTTCTCCAAACCAATATACACTAGGTATGGATCTACACTTATTTTCATATAAATACTTCAAAATAGAAGTTTCTCTTTTCAATAATTTATAAGAGGTTCTCTTGTCTTCTAATTTAATTGCTACATAATTATTATTTTTAATGATAATACCTCTATAAACCTTACCGAATTTGCCATTACCAATAAATTTATCTATATAGTACTTATTAGCAATATTATTTTGTATATCCATTTCTATATTATTATACGTAAATAGTTTTAGATATTTTATAGATATATTTTATACAACATAATGTTTATGAGATTTATAGGAAACATATTTCGCATAATAGAGAACCTAGTAAATAAAGGTGACAATTATTATGGACAAATCATCAAAATGTCCCATGCTATTAACTTTTTATACATAATATTATTTACTTTTTTTGGAATTCATATATTAGAAATCCAAATGTTGCATAGTTTCAATACAATTATCCAAATATTGGTATGCAGTTTATTATTGTTTAAATTTCATCCTTTTAGAGAACATGAATTAAAACAAAGTGATTCTACTCTAATATTTAGTAGTGCAGTGTTTTTATTCTTCAATTTAAGTATAATAGAGTTGTTAAATAGATATACAAGTCAAGTTGGATTAAATATGAGTAAACATACTGAACTCATTCATGCAACCGGAGAAATGATTATGGACGAAGAAGAAGAAGTATAATAACTTACACTATATAAATTTAGTAAATGAATATAAATATAAATATGTGAATTATAACAAGTAATATAAACCATATGCGGCGTCAGTAACATATTTAATGTATAGTGGAATGAGTCACGCTTCTGGTGAGAGTAATTATTTTACAGAAGAAATGGCTGATTCTTATGCAAACGCATTTCAGGTGCATCAAAAACCGTGTAGAACTGCTTACGTACATAAATATTGGATTCGTAAATTACCTTATATTTGGTATCTGGTTTTGATTGCTATGCCACTAGATATATATGTACATACATATCAACTGATTTTTGGTGAACACGATGTATTTTTAGAAGGGGGGGGATTTTTTATACTGTATCAAGTGTCTCATTGGATTATGCTTAGTATTGCATTGTTTGCACATTATGTATATAATTATATATCTAGTAATTATTGGAAATATTATTTTAAATTTATAAAAATGAATCTAATTCTACATGAATATATTTATCGTTTCACAATTCGTAAGTTGAGTTTAACTTATAGGGTAATGGAGTTTTTATTATTTATAGTAATGGTAATGAATGTAAATAATGCAATACAAAAACAATTTTCAAATACAATTCCAGATAGTGAAAAACAATTGATGATTATTATGTAAATAATAAATTAAAAAAATTGAATTAAAAAATAATATCCATATGTTATTATAATAACAAATGGATAATACAATAGAATTAACACCTGATACTATTAATAATGTATATGATGAAGCAATAAAAGACCCATCTTTATTGGCATCATTGGATGTAGAACAATTGTTAAGTACGTTAGAAAATGAGAACAATGATTATCTAGAAAATAAAACATTAAAAGGAATAACTGATGAAATACATGATATAATGCAGTCAGTAATAAAAGAAAGAGAATTACAAGAAAGTATGTGTTTGAAATTAGTAGATTATCGCTTGGTAGATGAATTACATGAATTACATAAAGGAAAACATGTAAGGTGGATTCGTAAAGATACAACAAAAATGACGAATGGTGGAATCGTAGTAGATATAAAGTTTTTAGATACGGGAACTCAAGTATTATGTAAAAATTCAATGAATCGGTTCATTCAATACAAATATGACCAATGTATTACATTTCAAAAGTTATCACATACAGAACAATTAATATTGATGGCATATGAACATGCTATATCAATAAATTAATTAGAACGTTTTCGTGTAAAAGAAAATGAAACAGATTTCCGCTTACATGTTTTATTTTGTTTATTAGTAAGTAAAAAATATTCTTTGAGATGATACATAAGTTTTTGTGAAATTAAAACATCATTTTCTAGCATAACCTTTGTTGTATTGGTATACATATGATATGTACCATTTTTCATACATAATTCAATATATTCAGCTTTAAATGCATTTTTAATACTATCTCTAGGTAATAAAATAATTCCATATTTAGAATAAATAAACCGATTAATAATTTCATTTGTAGATAAGTGATGATTATATGGCATAGGTTTAATATAATATATTCTTTCGTTTTTCATACCAGTATAAGAAACATCATCAACAAAAAATATGGTTGTTGATTTGGGTAAAAGACTACACTTAATGAAATCATCATGTGTTTTTTTATGAGTGGTCCGGTTTAATTCAACCTGTATATTATTAATTTTGAATGCATTTATAATTTGGTCAAACAATGTAAATTCAGTGGTAATGTAATTGTTTAAATAATTAATAATTAAATTCGTCCAATATTGACCACCTTGATTATTGGTGTATACAAATAATTTATAACATTCTCCATTCTTCTTTTTATTCGCAATATATTGTAATATAGAGCGTATTCCATAACGTAAAAATTCTGGATATATATCAAGTATATCGTTAAAATCAATAAAAAGAGATTTTTTATTATATCGTTTTATTAGTGACCATAGTATTTCTAAATCTACAAATGAGCCAAGTGTTTCATCCAAGTCAAAAACGACTACCTTTTTAGCTCTACTTTTTTTATGTTTTGAAAAATATTTCCCTTTATATATTTCAATGAGTTCAGTCCGGTCATATATCATATAAAATAACCTATTATTTTATATAATAACAAAAAAATTATCCAGTAGAACCAAAACCGCCTGTACCGCGTAGACTGGTAGATAGTTCATCGCCATCTGTTAATGTAACATAAATCGGGCATAGAGAAGGGTGACAAATTTGTAATAATCTAGTGTTTTCATTAACAATATATTGTGTAGTTGTATCATTTTCTGGTTTTAACCATCTAAATGCACCGATTAATGAACCACGATATCCAGCATCAATGATACCTGTATGGTTTGCTAACATTAAAGGTGTTTTTGATATACTAGAACGCGGATGTACATTAAAGGCAGTATTAGAAATGCGTTCATTATCTACTTCATAATAAAACATTTCCGTTTTTATATTCATATCAATAAAATTAGATACGAAAGGTTTATTAAAAGTAACATCATTGGGAACTAAAACATCAAATCCGGAATCTGGTAATATATTTGTCATAAATTGACTATTATGTGCAGTAATCCGTTCAGTATATTGTTGTTTTAGTGTTGGGTTATTTATAACTAATTTTAGAATAGCAAAATTTTTATTACAATTTACTGATGTAGCGCGTAATGTTTCAGATAATGTATTTATGTTTTGAATTGTAAGAAATAAATCCATTCTAATAATTATGTACCCTTCATTTTTTTATATTCTTTCCAAGATATAGGTTTAGCATCAGGTTGAACTTTAATGTCGGTTGTATTTTCTTTTTCATTTTCTTCATCTAAATGTTTAGATTGTTTTAGAGCACTATCAACATACAGTTCTTTCAACACTTTACCTACCATAACAGAGCCTTCATTTTGGTCAACTTTACCAGTTTCAATTAGCTTTAGAACAATTAATAATTTGGTCATAATTTCTAGGTCTAATTCATCTTTAACGATGCGATTAAAAATATCGGTATAATTATTGTATAAAAAAGGTGTTTCTGCTCTACATAATTGTGTATATTTGTCATTATCGCTGTTTTTTATTATTTGATTTTTCATTTTAAATGTATCTAATTTTTTAATTTCATCTCTAAGTAAAATACTATGTTTTACGCGACGTATGGTATCCGTATTATCCTCACTTCCCATTTCACTCACCATTTTTTGTAAATTTAATTTTTCATCTGGAGATAAATTAGCCATTTGATAATAATATTTTACTTATACCTTTTATGTGTATTTATAGACAATAGATATATTGACATTTAGCAAATAAATGAATAATTTTTAATCTTTGAAATATGTATAGTATAGTAAAAAAATGAACTATTTGTTAATTTTTATGTTAATTGTATTTATTCTAGTTATATCTTCTTCATTATTTGTATCGTGTAATAATGCGTTACCTCATTATATGGACACAATATTTCAAAAACATTCTGGTTTTGAAGGATTTTCTAACAATTCAAATACTTTAGATTATTCTAGCCAAGCAAATAATGGTGCAATGGATACTTATAAGCCATTTTTAATTGAAAAATCTGCAGCTGAATGTAAAAAGGTATATGGATTTACAGGATTATTTTGTGAACCTAGCAATATTAATAATCCTTTAGATAAATTTTCTGGTTTAGAAGGGAAAATAGATTGCAAAGATAATTCTGGTCTTACTAACTCAAGAGGCGGATTATGTTTAACTGATGAACATAAAAAATTATTATCTACACGTGGTGGAAACATGGGTAATGGGGAATCCAACCAAGATATTGGTGAGTAAATAAATTAAAATTTTGTAGTAACAAATTACTATAAAATTTATGGTGTGTATTATTCAAATGTTTTCATACATATGTCACAATATGTGATATTTTTACAATGTTCTTGGTCAATGTCAATATAATCGGATATAATATTATGTATACAGTTTTTTTCTATATAAGATTCAATTGATTTATATAATTCTATTATTTCACTATTATTATCAAAATCAATAATATAATTTTCTAATTTATCTTTGGTTGAAACTAAATCTATTATAATATTTTGTATGTTATAATCATTATCCATTATTAATAATACTGTATATAATAAAAAATATTTATATCTTTTTATTATATTTTCAAAAATGGTATTGTAATTGTTAGTGGTGTAAAAAAAATTACATTATGTAATTTTTTTAATTAATTAATACGTTACATGGTTTAAATATACATAGCTAACACGCTAGGACTAACTTTATCTTCTTGCTTAATGAATTTATCAATATGTTCTGGTAAAACTGTAAATGGGAAACTAACATCAATATTCATTTCATTTTCAAATAGTTTTTCATCCGGTTTGACCAACCGAAATAGATTCAATTTTGTGTAAATAATTTCCAAAGACCTTTTTAAATTACGAACACCATCTTCGCTTTTAGTAATATCTTTATTGGAAATAATATGTTGCAATGTTTGGTCTGGAATGATAACATCTTCTTCTGTAAAATTCACCTGTTCGCGAATTTTGGGTAATAGATGTTTGCGTGCAATAACAACCTTTTCTTTAGAATCGTAACCCTTTGTTTGAATGCGATACATTCTATCGCGAAGAATAGGGCTTACCTTACTTTCATCATTGTAACTGAATATGAATAAACATTTACTTAAATCAAATTTGACTTCTGTAAAATATTTATCATGAAATTCACTGTTTTGAGAAGTATCAGTAAGATGCGTTAGAATACCAGCAATTTCTTCACCTCTTGGTGTATCACTAATTTTATCTAATTCATCAAAGTAAATAACAGGATTCATGCATTTACTATCAATCAAAATTTGTACAATTTTACCCCAAGTACTACCTTCATATGTATAAGAATGTCCTTCAAGAAAGCTACTATCACCAGTACCACCAAGAGCAATGAATGCGAATTCTCTACCTAGAATTTTACTAATACCTTCTTTAACAAGAGTGGTTTTACCAGTACCCATAGGTCCTTTAATTGCGATTGCTGTACCAACTGCAGATGGGTTAGAAATCCATTGACCCATCATTTGCATAATTTGCATTTTGGCATCATTTAATCCAAATACACAATCGTCAAGTTGGTTTTTGGCATTAGCCATAAAATTATGACAAACATCAATACCATCAGTAATGTTAACATCTAGATTTTTATTAATTCCAAATGGAATCTTCATAAACGTATCAACCCAATTTTTAATTTTGTAATACTCTGGTTCACCTGGTTCCATTGTCTTCAATACATTTAACTTTTGCATGGCTGTTGCTTTGTAATTTGCAGGCATTTTAGAATCAAGTAATGCTAACCGGTATGGCTTATCAATATTAATATGTTTATTGATTTCTTTTAGATCACCCATAATTCGTAATTGTTCTTTATTAGATAATTTCTTACGAAAGTAATCAATTTCATTGGTTCTTTTCTTATCATCATGAATAAGCTTGTGATAAGTTTTCGCATTCTTGGACCTAGCCTTTTTGATTAACTTATTAATAGAATCTTTGCATTCAGTAATAGCATTTTTCAGGATTTTACTATTGGGTTTCTTTGCATATTGATGCGCCAATGTTTTCTTTGTTTCAACCAGTTCTAGATATTCTTGTTCAACATCTGTTAATATAATATCTTCTGTTTCTGATGTGTTCTTCTTCTTCTTCTTGTTATTCTTTGATTTGTTATTTTTTTCATTAATTTGTTCAACAGAACCAACACGCTCATAAGTTTCTTTCATAAACGCTTGTTCATCATCGCTATCACAATCAGCGTCGTCTTCAACATATTCATCTTCTTCTTCTTCGTTATTACCATCTAATGCAAGAACAATATTATAAATGCCTTTTTCATCTGCCTCATCCTCATCCTCATCCTCATCCTCATCCTCATCCTCATCCTCATCCTCATCCTCATCTTCCGTATCTTCAATATCTTCTTCACTTTCGTTATCCTCTTCAACTTCCCCATCACTTTCATCATCATCTACCATACTGCGTGTACGAGGTCTATTCTTGTTTTTGGTAGTAGTTTTGTTTTGTTTGTTTTGTTTGTTTTGTTTGTTTTGTTTGTTTTTTTTTTTATTATTAGAAGTATCCTTTGCGCGATTTTTCATATATTTAGATGGAAATATATTTGAAATTAGTTCTTGTAATTTTGCAACATCAACTTCGTCATCATCTTCTTCACTTTCATCATCTTCTTCATAATGCTTGTTATTCTTCTTTTTATTTTTTGACTTTTTTGAAGGGACATATAATGATTCGGATGATTCAGTTTCATATTCACTTTCATATTCAGTTTCATATTCAGAATCTTCTTCACTATCAGTATCCTGATTCTTCTTAAGCTTCTTCTTAAGCATTTCCTTACGTAGTTGGGTTTTAGATTTAATAGTCATTGTGACAAGTATAGTTGATATAAGTACTACTCAATTTTTAACTCAATTTTTTACATAAATTTAATATATATAATATATAAATGTATGATTTAATAATAGTTGGCGGTGGTATATCTGGTTTATATTTGTACTATAAATTATTGGATACCGGTAAAAAAATAATATTATTAGAAAAAAACGATAGATATGGTGGTCGTATATTACAACATAGTGAAAAAATAAATGGGGAACTGTATTCATTTCCGGCAGGTGCAGCCAGATTTAATTTAAACCATGTAGAAGTAATAAAATTGTTAAAAGAACTAAAATTATTGGATTTTCGCAAAGATAAGGGAGGTAGTTCAAGTATAGATTTTGTTGATAGTAATAATAATTTTCCTAGTAAATTTGATAATAAAGATGGTTTTGTTTATATAAATAAAATATTAGATAAAGCGAAAGGTGAAGAAATTGAAAAATTAAGAAAATATACTTTTCAAGAATATGCAAAGAAACACTTGAAAAAAGAAGAATTAGAATATATGTTGATAGCATCGGGATATAGCGGACAACTAAAAAATATGAATATGTATGATGCTTATCATTTATTTTCAAAAGGTATTCGTACAGATATGCAATATTATAGTGGTTATTATCATCATATGATAGATGCACTAGTAAAAAATATAAAAGAAAGTAATGGTATATTAAAAAATAACAGTGATGTAAAATCCATACAATATGATAGTAAAAAAGAAAATTATCAGGTGTCTGTAAATAATAAAGAAGTAAAGGGGCGAAAAATAGCATTGTGTCTACCAAAAGAATCATTATTATCATTTTCTTTTTTAAATCCTATAAGAAATATATTAGAAAAGTCAATATCGTGTAAATCATTATGCCGTGTATACGCGTTATTTAATAAACAAGATATATGGTTTAAAGATTTGAAAAAAAAAGTAATAACAGATAATAAATTAAGATATGTAATACCTATGAATGTAGAAAAAGGTTTAATAATGATATCATATACCGATGATGAGTACACACAATATTGGAATAGTATGAAAACTAAAAAAGAAGTAAAAGATGCAATAGTGAAAAACGTAAAATTAACATTTAAAAAGGAAATAAATGCGCCAGAAAAAGTATGGGTATTTAATTGGGATTGTGGGGTAGGATATTGGAATAAAGGAATAGATAGTAATAAGGTAGCCAATCAAATAACAAATCCTTGTAAAAATCTATATATTTGTGGTGAAAATTATAGTTTAGCTCAAAGTTGGGTGGAAGGTTCTCTTGAATCGTGTAATAGATGTTTAAAAAAATTGGCACCAAATGTGTAATTTATACCAGCGAATAGTATAGCAAAAGTATTAGGGCAGTACGTAATATACCCGGATAAGAATGGGGATAATAATAAAGTACGACCACATGCTCACCTAATTATGGAGTATGCAGGTATTGGCAAAGAATATATTGAAAGAAATAAAATTGGCAAAAATAGTATTGCTCCATATACAGGCGGAAAAACAAATATAATTCGTTCAAAAAAATAAAGGAGATGAACAAACTTTACGCAGGTATGAAAAGACCTAACTTTGAACCTCTTTTATTTGAATTGTTTGTGCGAACCTAAATAATCAAAAGTAAAATAATAATTTATAATAATAATTTATATTATTATGAAAAAAGGAGTTTGTGCGAGTTGTTTAGATTTTGATGTAGAAAAGGTAGTAAAATCAAAAGAGTCTTTAAAACCAGAATGGTTAGAAGAAAAAGATTTTGTTCGTGAATTTATAAACAATCATAGTATGGCGTTAAAGAATCAAGATTTTAGTAATGTTGAAATGAAATTAGAGTTGGGTGAAAAATTATGTAATAAAAAAATATTATACTGGGCAGCCGATGAGAAAACTGATAGTAGTCCAATAATAAAAGATGCAAAGACCGCCTATAATAAGTTTGAGAATAGTGGTGTAATAAAATCAAACGACAAAGGAGTAGTAAAAATAAGATTGGCTTGTCCTCAGTTATATAAAGCAAAACAAAAGAGTGATAAAAAATACAATACATTTTTCCGCCATATGCATTTTGTAGTAGAGAATAATGGAAAATGGGATAATCAAATATATACAAAGGTAGTAATTTGTAAATATAATCTAGAAAAATTTATGAAAGAAAAGAAAGATGATTTAACCGTAATAATAAATGCTTTACCAAGTGAATACTATGGAAAAGATCATATACCCAAAACATTCAATTTATTTAATAAAGATGTATCAAAAATGTCAATAATAGAATTAGAAAAATGGTTTGAAGAAGTAGTAAAAATACATTATCCAAAATTAAATACATATATAAAAAGTAAAAAATTAAAAATAAATGAAGTACCTATAATAGTATATTGTGCTCATGAAAAGTGTAACGCTGCAGAATTAACAATAAAAGAATTAATGAAAAAAAGCTTTGTAAATATTAATGAATATAATGGAGGAATGAAAGAATACAGAAAATTATATAAAGCAGATATTTAAAAAATTGAATTAAGAATAGTATAAAAATATATACCATAGTTATATATATAGTGGAAATGTCGCCACAAAATACAATAATGGATGATTATACACCTTCCTCTAAAATTATTGGGGTACAATTTAGTATGTTATCCCCAGAAGAAATTAGAAAAAATTCTGTAGTGGAAGTTACATCACGTGATACATACATAAATAATAAGCCAGTAATAGGTGGATTGTTTGACCCTCGTATGGGGGTACTAGAACCAGGATTGATCTGTCCAACAGATGGATATACGTATATAAATACGCCTGGTTATTTTGGTCATATTGAATTGGCCCGTCCAGTCTTATTTATAACACATTTAAAAGAAATAATGAAGTTCTGTAAATGTGTCTGTTTTAAATGTAGTAAACTAAAAATCAATAAAAATTTGCATAAACATATTTTAAATAAATCAGCAAGTGAAAGATGGCAATATGTAACAAATTTGGCACCAAATGTGAAGCGTTGCGGTGATTGTACTGAAGATGGTTGTGGATATAAACAACCAGATAAGATTCAAGTAGAAGGAATGTCAACTATTCAGGCAATATGGGAAAAAATGGATACTGAAGACAGTGAAAATGGAAAAGTAGTTATAAAGTTAACACCCGAAATGCTCATTAAGGTTTTTAAAAGAATTTGCGATGAAGATGTACATTTTATGGGATTCAGTCCAACCTGGTCTCGTCCCGAATGGATGATATGCCAAGTATTACCAGTTCCCCCACCATCAGTTAGACCATCTGTTAAGCACGATGCACAACAACGTAGTGAAGATGATTTGACACATATTTTCAGTAATATTATAAAAACAAACAATGATTTGCGTGACAAGATTGCTAACGATGCACCAACAAAGGTTATTGAAGTATTGACCGGTATTTTACAATATTTTGTGGCCATGATTGCAAATAATAAGGTAAAGGGTGCAGACCCAATGGCACAGCGTTCTGGTCGTCCTTTAAATTGTATTAGTGGCAGATTAAATAGTAAGAATGGTCGTATTCGTGGTAATTTGATGGGTAAACGTGTAGATTTTAGTGCACGTTCTGTTATTACAGGTGACCCCAATTTGTCTATTCGTCAATTGGGTGTTCCTTTGAAGATAGCAAAGAACATAACAAAACCAGTAACTGTAAATGATAGAAATCGTGACTTCCTTATGAAATTAGTACAAAATGGACCAGATGGCGGTTCTAATGGAGAACCTGGTGCAAAAATTCTGGAACGTCGTAACGGTGAAAATATTTCATTGCGTTATGTTGATACTGGCTCTATTCGCTTGGAAAATGGTGATATAGTTCACAGACATATGATGGATGGTGATGCCGTACTCTTCAATAGACAACCTAGTCTTCATAGAATGAGTATGATGTGCCATATCGTCAAAATTATGAAAAAAGGTGATACGTTTCGCATGAATGTTGCAGATACTAAACCTTACAATGCTGATTTTGATGGGGATAGATTTTGTCCCAAACAGGTGACCGCCCAATAAGTTGTAGATATACTTATTGGGGAAAACGGTGTAAATTCTACTGGTTAATGCATTTCGCATAGGTGCATTTAACTAATATAATCATCTAGTCATTCTTTAAAAGAATAATATAAAAAATTGATTAATTATACAGTTAGTATAAAAATCAAATAGCTCTTTATAATAAAATGATATTAAACAAAGATGAAGAATACAAAGTTATTGGTGAAATATATAAAATGACAAATACTACAAATGGAAAAATTTATATTGGTCAAACACGTAGTCACAGATTAAATCATAATAAATATAGACCATTTGGATATTTAGGAAGGTTCCAAGACCATATACATGAAGCTAATTCAAATAAGAAAAATACTTCTAGATATTTGAATTATGCTTTAAGAAAATATGGTAAAGATTGTTTTACTTGTGAAAAAATTCATACTTGTAAAGTAAATGAATTAAATGAGCTTGAAAAACAATGTATAATTGAATATAATTCCAAATTTCCAAATGGCTATAATTTAACAAATGGTGGTAATGGTTTTACAGATGTAAATGGTGAATTTACTTGGAATACAGAAATTCAAGAACCCAGAATATTAAAACCTCAACCCAAAAGTGACTATACGAAACAGTTGATTTCTACAAGGTTAAAATCAGCTCTTGATAATGAAGAACATCGGGAGAAAATGATGAAACTAACACAGAACCAACATTTGGCTAAAAAATATGAACTATCCAAAGATGTAGTAATTGTTGATGACGATATAGATAAATATATTCGGGTTCTTAAAAATAACACGAATAATACAGAATATGTCCGTATCGTCATTGATAAAAAAAGAATCACAACTTTTGTAGGAAAGCACGAACCAATAGATGAAATAAAAAAAAGAGCGAAAAAATTTATATTAGATTTAAAAGAATGGCAACGTAGCCAAATTGATAACGGGGAACTCTTTAGAGCCCATACTACCACCCCATAATGGAAACATAATGGGGGAACTCGGTTAATTGCCGAACCCAATGGTAAAAAAGTATGGGATTAGACAATCCGCAGCCAAGCTCCTAAGTCCGCTATGATAGGATATGGAGAAGGTTCAGAGACTAGACGGTTACGGGTCTTAAATGAAGGTTTAATCAACCGGATAAGGCACAAGGTATAGTCCGTCCCCATAGGAGACTTTGGGGAGTTTGACTGCATATATGCAGTCAACAAAACAATGGAAATGAATATGCATATGCCACAAAGTATTTTGGCAGAAACCGAATTAAAAAATTTAGCGGCAATCCCATACCAAATGATAAGTCCAGCTGGAAACTCGCCTATTATTGGTATTTACCAAGATTCCATGTTGGGGTCTTATCGTTTTACAAGACCAAATATATATTTTAACCCACGCGAAGCAATGAATTTACTTATGATGTCTACTAATGTAAATATGAAGAAGTTATTGGAAAATGGAGATAAAATAAGTAGTTTTGATGTATTATCACAAATATTACCACCAGTAACATTAAAATATAAAACAAAGTTATTTGATGAAGCAGAAGATTATGATACAACAAATAATGTGTTAGAAGTGCGTAATGGTAATTATGTACGTGGTCAAATTGAAAAATCCGTATTAGGTTCCACATCAAGAGGTATTATCCATCGCATATGTAATGATTTTGGAAATATGCGTGCTGCTGATTTCATAGATGATTTACAGAATGTAATCACCGAATATATGAAGTCAAGTTCATTTAGTGTAGGAATTAGTGATTTGATTGCAGACCGTAAGACACAAGATAGTATTATTCACGCAATTTTAACTCAAAAACAAGAAGTGCAGTCAATTATTGAAAAGGTCCATCTTGGTGTTTTTGAAAATAATACATCTACTACAAACATCACTCATTTTGAAAGTAGTATAAATAATGTGTTGAATAAAGCAACTGAACAAGCCGGTAAAATTGGTCGTAAATCATTGAGCAAAAATAACCGGTTTTTGATGATTGTAAATTCTGGGTCAAAGGGTTCATTGATTAATATTTCCCAGATGATTTCATGTTTGGGGCAAACAAATATAGATGGCAAGCGAATTCCTTATGGATTTGACAGCCGTACATTACCCCATTATAGTAAGTTTGATGATTCACCTGGTGCTCGTGGATTTATTGAGAATTCTTATATATCTGGATTAACTGCACCTGAACTATTCTTCCATGCTATGGGTGGTAGAATCGGTTTGATTGATACAGCAGTCAAAACTTCTCAAACTGGTTATATTCAAAGAAGATTAATTAAAGGTTTGGAAGACATTAAAGTTGAATATGATATGACTGTAAGAAATAGTCAAGGTAAGATTATTCAGTTCACTTATGGTGATGATAATTTTGATTCAACCAAGACTGAAAACCAGAATATTCCATTAGTAGGAATGACATTGGAAGATATTTACATGCATTATGATATTATAGGTATTAATGATGAGCGTAATAAATCTTTGGATATATACACAAAGGGTACAATTACCCGTATTAAAAGACAACGTGAACAAACTAAAGTAACATGTAAAGAATATATTAATAAGATGATTGAATACCGTGATGAACTTGTGAAGAATGTGTTTTTACATAAAGACGAAAATGAAATCAAAATGCCAGTTTCTTTTCAAAATACTATTGCGAATATTCAAGGACAACTCAACCTAAATATGAATTCTGTTGTTGATATTACACCACAAGAAGCTTTTGATTTAATTGAAGAGTATTTTAAAAAGTTAAGTAACTTTAAATTCGCAAAGCCCAATAAGTTGTTTGAAATTATGTATTACTTTTACATATCACCCAAAGAACTCTTAAACCGCAAACGATTTCATCGCAGAGCATTAATCTTATTGTTAGAAACAGTCGTATTGAAGTACAAGCAAGCGTTGGTACATCCAGGTGAAATGGTAGGTGTAATTGCTGGTCAATCTATTGGTGAACCTACTACTCAATTAACATTGAATACTTTTCATTTAAGTGGTGTTGCATCCAAGTCCAATGTAACTCGTGGTGTTCCTCGTATTGAAGAAATTTTGCGATTAACTAAAAATCCAAAGAACCCATCTATGACTGTCTTCTTGAAGAGCATTGATGAAGGATTACAAGATAAGGCCGACCATTATGCGAACATGTTGGAGCATACCAAGTTATCTGATGTGGTAAAGGGGGTCCAGATTTGTTTTGACCCAGTGGATACGAATACCAGAATTGAAGAAGATTCACAATTAATGGAACAATATTATGAATTTGAGAATCTAATTGAAGAATGCAAAGAAACACCAGATAATCTAGATGATAAATCAACTACACAAAAATCTCGCTGGGTAATTCGTATCACATTAGACCCACAAGTTTTGTTGGAAAAAAACATTACAATGGATGATATTCATTTTGCTATTAATAATAGTTATGGTAATGAAATATCATGTATATACTCGGACTATAATTCTAATAATTTGGTATTTCGTATTAGATTAAATTGTGATGTTTTAAATAAGACTAAGAAACAACGTGGAGTTGCCAGCTCATTAGACCAATCTGATGAAATTTATTTGTTGAGAAATTTTCAAGAAACATTATTAAAATCTATTGTTCTTCGCGGTTTAACGGATATTAAAAATGTATTGCCTAGAAAGTTGAAAAATATGGTTGTAAATGATGACGGTAAATATGTTCAAAAAGATACTTGGATTTTAGATACAACCGGTTCAAATCTATTGGATATATTAAGTTTGGATTATATTGATTGGCAGAGAACATTCAGTAATGATATCAAAGAGATATTTAATACACTTGGGTTGGAAGCCGCACGACAAGTATTATACAATGAATTGACAGAAGTTATGGAATTTAGCGGTGTTTATATTAATTACCACCATTTGAGTATTCTCTGTGATAGAATGACCACTAATCATAACATGGTTGCTATTTTCCGGTCTGGAATTTTGAATGACAATATTGGACCTATTGCGAAAGCCACATTTGAAGTTCATACTGAAGTATTGTTGGGTGCTTCTAGACATGCAGATTTTGACCACATGCGCGGTGTATCTTCCAGCGTAATGATGGGACAAATAGGCAAATTCGGTACTGGGTCATTTGATTTGGTATTGGACATGGAAAAAATGCAACAGCAAGATGTTCACGATATTTCACGTACTCAACGCAATACACAAGTTGACAACATGCTTGGGAAAATGCAAGATGATGGTGATATTTGTTCTAAAAATAATATTAAAATACAAAATTATATATCTAATATTAAACAAGAAGATATGGGAGGCTGTGATGACGATTATGATATTGGAATCTAAAATAAATTATATTAAATAAAAAATTGAAACATTTTTTTATATTTATATCAAATAATATATAAATATAATAATGATGTATGGTAATGAAACTCTTCTAGATAGACAAACACGCCAACAAAATATACAAGAATTATATTCAAAATTTTTGTCTATAGGGGGATTTGGTGTCATATTTGACAATTTACTCGGTTCTACTATCAAACAAAATGATATCAATGCACTAATAAATCAAGAAGAATCATTGTCTCTATTATATGAAGAAGTATTTTCTAGAACAATTCAACCGGAATTACTAGAACATAAATATCTGGGGAGAAAGAAATTAAATATCACATGCCGGATGCAACGTCATTTATGCAAATATAGATTACCGAAATGTTATGAACGTATCGGTAAACAACAAGATGCTTTTTATCATTTTATCACGAATAACACTATCAATGGTTACATGAATAGACTATACTGGAATGAATGGGAACAAGTTAATATGTGAATTTGTAAAAAATTGAAAAATTATCATATTTATCATATTTAATCATATTCGTTAATAATTTTATATTTAAATGGCAGAAGGAACTGGTTGTATAATCGGATTTTTCGTTTTTGTTGTAGTCATGATGTTTAATGGTATATTTCGTAGTAGTAGTACGAATGTAAGACCGAATTAAGGAATAAAAATATAAAAATATTTATCTATATTATAATAATGTATCTTTTTTTATTGTGTATTTTACCATTATTCAGTGTAGCATTGTACAATAACAATACTGCATATGCCGGTGTATGGTTGAGTGGGGCAGCATATTGTGACATGAACACCTATCCCACTTTTTCTATCTCCGGTCCTGCTACTGGGTTTCAATATTATGAAACTCTCTATGATAAAAAAACCGATTTACAGGGGTATTCAGGCATATTATCTAACACAAAACAGATTTTCGTTGTTTTTAGAGGTTCTTCTTCTTTTCAAAATTGGGTGGATGACGCCGAAGCATTACTTACTCCATATGAAACATTCCCGGATTGCAATTGTAAAGTTCATACTGGTTTTTATAAATCAACACAAAATATTTATCCAAATGTATATTCAACCGTGAATGATATGCTAGATATATACCCGTCTTATGAAGTTATTATAACTGGTCATTCATATGGGGCTGCGGTTGCACAATTAATTAGTATGGAATTACTCGCTGACAATATTACAAGTTATTTATATAATTATGGACAACCACGTGTAGGGAATAAAGATTATGCCTTTTTTGTAAATGCATATTTAGAACAATTCTGGAGGTTTACGCATTATAAAGATATGATTCCTCACGTTCCGCCCATTTCGGGATTACATTATTATCATTCTTGTCTAGAAGTATATCAAGATAATGATAACAATTTTCATATCTGTAGTGAAACCGATGGGGAAGACCCCAGTTGTTCTGCGCAATTTTCATTGTATCAAACCAATACAAACAACCATCACGTTTATTTAAATCATCCATTGGATTGTTCAATCAGTACAAAATAATCTAATTATATATATATATATATGTCAAAGTACGGACCACCATTGTATGTTATAAAACCATTAAACAGTATAAATATTAAAAATAAAATAAATAATATTAAAAATACGTCTATTAAAAATACGTCTATTAAAAATACGTCTATAACAAATAATATAAATAAAGATGATTTGCCGGTTTTTACCATGCAAGATGTTAATGAATTAAATGATTATGTTCAAAGCGAAATTTATGATTTATATTCACAACAAAGTAATCACAATAATAATATTATAACTAAAAACGAAATAAAACACTTAGATTTTTTATTAGATAAACATGAAAAGATTATGGAACTATTAACGAATGCTACTTATTATTACAATAATTTTGATAAAATAAATCAAGACCCATCTGTAAACGTTATCAATAAAAGATTGGATTTGTATTATAGATATATTATACCATATATATCCGTATATAATGTGAATTTAGATGAAATAACAGATATGTTTGCACCATGCTACGGCGGTAAAAAACGTAAAAATAAACATGGTAGAACCAACATCAGTAGGAATAACAAAAGTAGAAACAAAAAACGGAAAACAAAACATAAAAGAAAAACTTATAAGAAATAAGTATATAATGGGATACAAATATGGAATATGGTTGGTTTATGACGAAGATATTTTTGAAACCAAACATGCCGGACATTTCACGATTGCTTGTTTCATGGAACGTTTAGATGCAGTCAAATTGTACGATGAAGTAAAAAGTGTTTGTGGTGATAAAGCAACAATAGATATTAATGGTGACCCTGTTATTTTTTCACCGGGATTTTATGCACATGATGATAATAATTTAGTAGCATGGGGCTACGAGGGTGAAAGTAAATTATGGCAAAAATATGCTGAAATTTGTCAAAAATATAAATGTGATTTTTCTTCAGTACCCCACACTAGTATTGAATATAGCGACATTGAACAGAATCAAATAAATACCAAAAAGACTGACGAAACCACCATTTATTGCAAAATGCATTGTGTAGATATAACCAGCAATAATCCTTGTGAATGGAACATTATTATTTAAAAAATAATGGATATAAAAAAAACACAACACATATATTGTGTAGCAAATATACACACCCCCCGATTTAGCTCAGTTGGTAGAGCATTTGACTGTAGTGGTTAATACAAATATGTATTTTAAGGATATCGAAGGGTCACCTGTTCGAATCAGGTAATCGGGAATTAATAATGATATTATTTAGCCTTTTTAATATTATTATTATATATATATCTAATCTTACGATATGAATTCAATTGTTGGTACATTTTCTATGAATGGTGGTAAACAAAGTGGAGGACTCGCACAACAATTGGAAGCTTTACAACAACATATTGGTGGTGGTGAAGGTGATGCAGCAGATGCCGCAGCAGCAGCAACACTAGTAGAACCAGCAACAGATGAAGAAGCAGCAGATGCCGCAGCAGCAGCAACACTAGTAGAACCAGCAACAGATGAAGAAGCAGCAAAAGCAAAAGCAGCAACAGATGAAGAAGCAGCAGATGCCGCAGCAGCAGCAACACTAGTAGAACCAGCAACAGATGAAGAAGCAGCAAAAGCAAAAGCAGCAACAGATGAAGAAGCAGCAGATGCCGCAGCAGCAGCAACACTAGTAGAACCAGCAACAGATGAAGAAGCAGCAAAAGCAAAAGCACCAGGAGCAAATGCAACAGCGCCAGTGACAGAGCCTGAAGCAGATTATGCCGCAAAAATACATGAAGATGCATTACGGGTTAGAGACATCTTGAACGACCCCGCATTAAAAGAAATTGTACCAAAAGAAACAACAGCAGGTGGAAAAGCGAAGTCTCGTAAGGGTCGTCGTACAAAGAAAGGAAAGAAGGGAAATAGAAAGACAAAGAAGTCAAGAAAGTCCAAGAGATCAAAGAGATCAAAGAAGTCCAAGAAGTAAATAAATAGATGAAATAAATATATAATAAATTTATATATTTATGAAAAGCGTAGAAGTAGCAAGAAATGTGTCAATAAAATTGTGGAACAATTTAATACTGTATATAGCATATATATTTTTTTATTTAGACGATACAAAGTTTACAGTCCCATTGGGTAATATCATGGTAAATGATTAAAATTCAGGTTCATGTTTCTTGAACAAACACCCTTGTTTAAGAAGATTGGGAATAGAAACGATAGAATTGGGGTCTTGAATAGCAATATTGGTTAACCAAATTTTGATAATACAAAAATTCTTTTTAGGCGAAATGGTGATACCATTAACAAATTTACTATGTTCTGGTTTAACACAAAGAGATTCTCCGCATAAACAATAAAAAAGATTTTTCCAAACTTCCGGAACATGTTTATTACTAACTTTGTAAGAAAAGCACCCCCCATTTCTATTTTTGGGGTCTTCCCACATGGGTGTAATCCCTTCCCTCATAACAAAAAGCATACAATTACGAACAACATGGTCGTGTAGTTTAGTATTTAAAGCAATAACCGCTTCGGCACAATCAATTTCGTTCATTAATACTTTATAACTGGATAAATCCCAGTTTTTGTTATCTGGTAAATGGTAATATATATTCCATTTATCATTTAAAGTATGTAATTGGGTAGAAATACTCACTGCATCCATAGTGATTACGCCCTTATATAATAATTTGAAAAATCTTTAAGCCCTTTTGTTAGTTTGTTGGTATAATTTGATTATTATTTTGTACAATAGAATAATCCAGTTTGTTAAGTCGCATATATTCATCGGGTTTAATAGTAATCATATTAATATTAGAATCCATGATATTAACAGTGTAGTCATTAGTGAAAGGAACAGCAATGTTATTATAATCAAGGTATCTTTTTAAAAATGTTTTAGAAAAAAGTTCATTATTAATAAAAAGAAAGGATTTGTCAAGTTCCATATTAATTTTAGCGTAAGGAAATTGTAATTCAATAGACAAAAATGAGACGTTGGAAGGAATAGCAAATTCGTCTTTATTTTTGAGTTGAATGATATTGTTATATTGTACACGTGAAACATAAGTATCAAAATATTTTCCAAATAAAAGGTTGTCATTATATAGAGGATTAAAATCGTTAGTACTGAGTAAATAAGAAGCAAGATTAAATGATTTTATAAAAGATGCGTAAGTAATAGTTTGTGAATCGCTATAATTGATAAACTGGTAATCTTCAATATTTTGCCATTTATATGATGGGTTGGAGAATTCACAAACATATAGTTGATTTTGAGTGATCCATAATTTGTGAAAAGGTAAAATATTGTTTCCATAGAATTCAGCATATAAGAAGTGATATGAATATTCACAAATATCAATGGTATATGTAATATATGGGTGTGAATAATAAACTATTTTGTTATATTTATTAAATTTATTTTTGATAGCACAATAGTTGGTAAAGAACGTGAATCCATAAGAAACAACATGTTTATTAATATATGTATTATAAAAATTAGAAAGTAATCCAAAAAAGTATGGATAAAAAGTTTCTGGATAATGACATGCATATATAATACCCCCAAATCCAAATAAATAAATAACTGATAAAAACAAATATAAATGTAAAAATTCCATAATAATAAATAATAAAAAATATTTTTATATGGGTTCTCAATCATATATAATATGTAAAAAATTGATAATGTTTTACATATAATATTAAAAAGCAAAAATAACAATATGTATAACAATAACAATAAGTATCTTTATAACATGCATAAATTATGCATTGTAAAGGTGCAGGGTGGTGAAAATATTTTTAGAAAAAATGTAAACAATAGAGAGTTAGAGCCTCCATCCTTGTCGACCCGTGTAAAAATGGATAATTTAAAATTAACCGTAACTAGATTATATGAATTATATTTTCACAATACAAAATAAAGTAAAAAAGTGGTAAAAATATTGTAAGATATTTACAATATTTTTTTATAGAATTTTGTTATAATTAAAGGGATTAGATGTCTAGAGAGATGGTATTTTTATCAGATTTATTTTTTCTGCGAGAGCGTTTAGGTAGATTCCCATTTTGCATTTCATTTAATGAACTAATAGAAATCATAGAATCATCACCTTGATTGGTAGGACCAGGTGATTTTTGATGTATATCAACACTGCGTGTTTTTAAACCGGAAAGGATATTATCAATATCACTGTTCTGTGGTCCTTTCATTTCCGGTCTTTGTGCAGGTGTTTCCATTCTTTGTGATGGTTCGTTAACACTTTGGAACTGATTATTAACGTCAACCCCCTGTTCTCTGAACATGGTACCTCTACTAGCATTAATATCCGGTCTATTGCTGGGTGTATCTGTAAAAGTCATACCGGGTCGTTGTGGTGGTGCTTGTTCTTGTGTTTTAACAGGTGAAGGTGGTGGTGGTCCTCTAGGTTTATTATTATGGTCTTGCATTAAATTACTAGCGAATTCAAAACTAGGTGACTGTTGACTCATACTACTAACAGTAGCATTTGTAAACATTTTCATAAGTTCCGGACTTTGCTTGATAACATCATTAAACGCAGGTGCAGCGGATGAAAGAGCTTTATTAGAAAAGTTCAATACAGCAGCACTGAATCCAACTCGTAATAATAAAGACAATTCAGGTGCCATTTTACCACCTTTATACTTATCATGTAATTCACTGAATATTTCTTCATAACTATCAATATCTTCACTGACCTGTTCGCCCCATCCATCAAGATTAAGGTCAAATGGATTAAATGCAGCATTACCATATTCAATAGAATTAATAAAAGTCATGAACCACCATCCCTGTAACTTGATAGCATCTTTTCTGCGTTTATCTTCCATAACAGTTTCGTATTCATCTTCAATCTCATCATAGGGGGAATCCATAGAAAAGTTAGAGCTGTTGTGAAGTTGTCCTTTTGAATACCATTCTTCCATTTTTTTCAACATCATTCTCTTTTTGCGTCTTTTTTCACGGTCATTTAATTTTGAGCCGGAAGATGCAGTAGGAATATCATTCATTTTAGAATATCCATCCCAAGTATTAGTATTTCCAGCACTATCTCTGGTAGCTTGACCTAGATTGGCATCATTTATATTATTATCATGATTATTAATTTCAATAGCGGGTTCAGTAAATCCCCCCATACCAAATAAATTAGAAGCCATATTAGATAAAGTTTTACTTTCTCCACTACTTTGTTCTTTTGCAGAGGCAGTAGCAGTACTAGATAAATCATTCATTTCTCGTTCTAATGTATCTAAATCGCCTAAATCAAGTTTAATATTATCACTAGATGAGCTTCTTTTTTTATCATTCATGAGAAGTTCAATACCAGAACCAAAATTAACAGAAGGTGCAGAACTAGATGAATTATTATTCAAATCTATAGAAACAGGGTCAAGATTATCTAAATTAAGGTCGATACTTTCCATTATTATGTTATTAATACATGTTTTATTTTTAAATCATCCGCGTACAATATAATATTTTTATGTTTTAAATACCAAATACCTTGTAAAAAAGAATCAGCTAAATCGTCTTTTTTCTTGGTATTTAATGAATCTCGCCAGTGATTAAGATATGTATTGTTTTCAATAATTAGTTTAGAGTATTGAATTCCATCATTTTTATGTGCCTTATAATTAGGATTGGTTTTTGTAGTATTTTTATCAGTAGATATAATGGTATTTTGTATAATGTTTGCATCAATATCTTTAAACTGTTTGAGTTTATGAGAGGAAGACACGAATTCAATATGTATATCATCATTTTTCATAATAAAGAATTGTGCTAACATACCTTGAATTGTTTTCATTCGGTTTGCAATAGGTGAAATTTGGTTTTCAATAACAACATGCGTGATAGTATCAATATCTGGTAATAGATTCATCATATGTTTCATAGTTTTTCCAATATTAATTAGGTCAATTTCATTGGCATTTTTTGTTTTTTTAGATATAATAGGTTGAAGGCAAATTTTGGTATAGAATTCAGTAAGTAGTTCGATTAATCTATTTTTTTTAATATTTTTAGTTTCTGGTGTTAAAAGCAACATGTGAGAATTACATAGAGATGTTAATTCATCTACTTTTAGTTTTTTGATATAAGATAAATTATGTTTTTTGGTTGGTATAATCCATTGTTTATTACTTTTTGCATGTCTATCGCAGAAAAAATCTGCATTCTTTATAAATTTTGCCTTTTTTCCACAAGGTTTGGGTTGTATTTTTTTAGTTTTACCTGGAATCATACATGTACATGAATGTTGAATAATATTTTCAGCTGGAATCATATTCAATACATTCCAATCATGAATGATAATAGGTTTTTCCGGGTTGTCTGTGTTAGATAAAACACAGTAAGCCATATTTTTTATTCCAATATCAAAACTAATAACTTTCATTATGAAATATAAACGTTTTTATTTTATATTTCATATGATATAAAGTATTTATTCTTTTTTCTCCGGTTTTTTGTCAAATCCAAGAGTTCTAATTAACGCATCTTGTGTAATTGCAGGTGAAATGGTACGTGATTGTAAAATTTCTCTAGATAAATAATCAGTTTTTAAATCACTGGTAGTATGTCCAAGAGCCTTTGTATTATCTTCTACAGAAGAATATACTAAAGGTGATGAAAAAGACATAACTTGGTTAGATTGGATATTGGGTGCATTGGCAAAGCGCGAATTATAGCCAGTATCATTGGAAGATTCTCTAAAATTGTCTTGCATAACTTGATTCGCATTTTGTGTGAGATATTTGCGATATGCCCAATTTGATTTAATATCATTATCTTCAATCAGTTTAGCATTGGTAACAGCATCATGTTGCCATGCAGCAGTAATGGCGCGTCCATCACTCATTAATGGAGGTACTTCTGGATATTTATTGTTAGTATTATATCCACGTGAAGATAATGGTACAGTTTCTTTAATAACCGGATATGCAGATCGTATAAATTCTTGTTTGGTAGATTGCATTATAATATACACTTATAATTATATATTATATATATTTTATTTTTTATATGAAATAATCTAAATATCGGAAGATTCAATAAGTTCAATTAATTCAAATTTTTTTAATTTACTTGGGTCACTCATAAGACCCTTTTCAATGACTAATGATTTTAATACAGATAATGTCATTTTCTTATATACACTTTTTTTAGTATTACTATGTGAACTAGTAATAGAAGATTCATCTAAATGATTATTTTCATCTATTATTTTTTCAACAATAATTTGTTGGGCTTCAGATTGTTCAAATTCTGTGACAGGTTCATTATCAGCATCAATAATAGTATCATCTTCATTTGATTCAATTGGGTTATCAATATCACCGTTAAGTTCTACCGAAATTAATTTAATGTTACCACCGGTTTTCTCACCCCCGACTTCATCATCACCAACTGCTTCATCATGACAGTCAGCCTTATCATCAATGTCATCATCATCATCATCATCATCATCATCATCATCATCATCATCATCATCATCATCATCATCATCATCATTATTATCATCATTATTATCACCGTCATTATCACCGTCAGCCTTATCATGATCATCATCATCATCATCATCATCACTGTCAGTTTCATATTCACTTTCAGAATCAGTTAAGTCATGTCCATCATCACTCAAAGAAACCGAAATTCGGTGTTGATTATTGTTTATTTCTGGCATCACTGGTAGATTGGTATTATTAATTTGTAGTATATTCCGCACATGTCCCAATTCACTTGCAATACCATTTATAATTTCAAACATAGTGTCACATTTATGTTCTAATGTTGAAATTCTATTTTTAAAATGATATACCAAAAAAACAACTAATAAAAAGGTAATTGCTAAACTAAGTAAGAAAAACGTTTCAAGCATTCCTATAATTTTCATTATAATAAGAATACAAATTATAAACTATTACTAAACGAATGTCTAAATTCTTTTTTTATTATATTTATTCCCATTGCTATAAAAATAAATAGTTATTATATATAAAACATGAATCAATCATTTGAAACTAGTCAAAAACCAATAACGCCTACTATAGTAAATACTACAGGTGTTGTATCTTCCTCACCAAAAGGTTCGGGTATGTTTAGTGGTAAAAATTTAATAATAGTTGTATTAACCAGTCTATTAATTTTATCATTTTTAGGAATAAATATATTAGCATCAATGGGGGATTTAGTTGAAGTAATCAGTAATATATTTGGACCATTATTTGTACAAATATTATCTATATTTGGTTATACAGCAGGAACTGTATTAGATAAATCAACTGATGTAGTTACTGATATAAGTAAATCAGGAATAGACTTGGCTGGTAATACAATCCAATCTGCAGCAGATTTATTAAAAGATTTAAGTCGTGATAATGTACACAAGAATGCAATTACCCAAATGGATAATGTAAATAATTCTAATAATTCTAATAATTCTAATAATTCCAATAATTCCAATATCACCTCAAATAATATAGATAAAACAATAAATAATGCTAGTCCCAAAGAAAATATCCCAAAACCAGATAATAGTGTGGACCCAATTCAAAAACCAATAAGTTCTGGAAAAACAAATTGGTGTTTAGTTGGTGAATATGAAGGAAAACGTGGTTGTATAGAAGTAAATGATAACAGTAAATGTATGTCTGGACAAGTATTTCCATCCCAAAAAATGTGTATAAATCCAACCCGTACAATAATTTCACATACTCATGTACAATAATTTCACATACTCATGTACAATAATTTCACATACTCATGTAATGTAAGTAAAAAATAATATAAAATGATTAATTTATACTACATATAAAAAAATGTTTTTATATGTAATCAAATTGGAAAGTGATAAATATTTATTACACTGTTCAAATATATATAAAAATGAAAAATCAAAAATTATATTAGAATGTGAATTACAATATAACTACTTGAAAAAATATAAACCCATAGATATATTAGAATCCACACCAATACATCAAAATAGTGAAATAGACTTTTATGTAAAAAAATTTATGCATTATTATGGAATAAATAATGTACGCGGTGGTTGTTATATAGAAGAAAATATGAATAATAATACAAAAAATCAAATCATAAATGAATTTGAAATGACATTAGAAAATTATGAAATCCAGAATAATGAAGTACATAATATATTAATGGAATATAAAGACATAGATAACTGGTCATTAAATCGTATACGAGAAGAAGTATCAAAAATAAAAACAACAAAGCAAAAGTATAATTATGAAAAATCTATGTTACATAAATTAAAATATGGAAATACAAATATTGAAATAAATCGTACATTTTTATCCGACTTACAATGGTTAAATATTCAAATATCAAAAATCGCAAGAAATATAGAAATTGATAATAAAATAAAAAAAACGTATATGGAAATTGTTAATAGAATGAAAGTATTATATAAAATATTTATAAATTATACGGATATAAATGATACATATAACCCGAAAATTCATTTATACCAACCATCAACAATTTTAGATAGTGTATTTTATCATAATAAAAATATCAACTGGGAAAATGAATACAGTAAAATAGAGAAATTTATGAATTATTATGAATATATCTATTATTGTGTAATTAATCGTATAGATGAATATACATTTGATGTCAAAACATATCCATCAAATATAGAAAATATTTGTAAATATAGAGAACGGTATTTACAAAAATATATTAATAAATTTATTCATGACCATGACGGTATAAATTTAAACATCTAGAGTCAGTCATAGCTTCCCCGTATTTAATGTTGAATTTTTTGGAACACATTTTAAGATGTTGAATCCATGTTAATTTTTTACCAGAAGTTTTTTTAGTTGAACGATTACGTTTTACAGTCTTATTCTTTGTAGATTTTGTTTTATAACATTTACCAGTTTTTGGTGGACAACGTTTTGAACCAGGAGGACAGCGAGGCATTATATACTATGTAAACAAATTAATAAAAAATTGATTTAACATATTAGAAAAATCAATTATAAAATATAATTAACAATGCCTAAACAAAGACGTGAAGAATTATTTAATAATGCATTAGCAACATTTTTGGCTGATTTTGAAGTAACAGATGGTATTAATAATAAAAGATGTATAATTACAAAATATGATTTGACAAGTAAAACTGTAAATAAAAATTGTTATGCGCAAGATTACGAACTAAAAATTCCTAATAAAATAGTATTAGGTTATCAAGATATTTATACGGTTAATGATGAAACGAATGATATATGGGAAGATTCACAACCAATATATGGGGTTCAAGATGTTCCAACCGTACATCAATTTATAAAATCGTTTGATAAGTATTTTAAACAATTTCGTTTATATATTAATAACCGGCTTAATTCACATATATATATTTCCAATCTATGCGAATGCAAAGATAAATCAATGGATAATGAAATTTTAAAACTAAGAGTGATTTATCATAAATCACATACCCCATTTCCACGCCCATTAACTGAACTAGAAGAAAAAAATAAAGAAATAGATAGATTAACAGAAATAGTAGATGAATATGAAGATAATATGGAGAATTTAACCCAAAAGTTTAGCATAGTTCAAAAGAAATTATATAAACTAAAAAAAGAAAATGAAAAAAAAATGGAACGAAATACTATTAATTACCAGCGTACACAAAAAGTATGGAGAGAAATGTATACAAAACTAAATGAATTTCAACCGTGCCCAGTGTGCTATGAAACAATTGAACCAGATGCTTTAATTGTTCCGAATTGTGCACATATGATATGTGATACGTGTGTTCGTAAATGTGACAAATGTCCATTATGTCGCGATAATTATGATGAATTTATAGAAATTGATTAATTTCCATTTCCAATAAATGTAATTATTTTATCAGGTGGTGATGATAAACTGGAAGTAATTTCACAATTTACCGGTGGTTGTATCGTATAATCATCATCAATATTTACATACATAGAAAATACAGAATTTTCTTCAACAAAAGTTTTTTTATTGGTATCTTCACTTGAAGCAATAATATCTACATTATATCTAATTTTAAAATCATAATTAAAACCAGGTGCAGTAGTTAACAGAATATTATTTATATTTAATGTACCGACATACATCTCACAAAAATAATTATAAGTATCTGTATCTGTATCTGTATTATTCGTTTTTTGTATTTTAGTTTCAATAGAATTGGTAGAATATAGTGTATTAAATTTAATATCAATAAGATTGTTATTTGCAATAAGACTATTATTATAATAAACCTCAAATGAAATTTTACTAATATCAATAGAAGCATTAGCGGTAATATTATCATGAGCACTAGTCATATTATTACCATGTAATCTAAATATTATAGGTGTTACATAATTAAATGACATTATAGGGAATTCAATTTTATTTTTAATATTTAATGCTGCAATTTTAGTAAGTATAAAATCTGGTTGACAATAATAATTAGGATTTGTAGTAAATACCCATTGTGTGTCATCTTCTGGAGCCTGTTCAGCATAAGCATTTGTATTTTTTACAAAATTATATAATGGTATATTTCTGTCTTCTACTAAATACATAGGTGGACCCGGAATTCCTGCAGCAGTAGATAAAACCGGAATTAGATAATCATCTGGACATACACTTCTTGCAGGATTAAAAGTACGTTTAGATGTTTGCGATTCTGTTTGTTTCTTAGTTAATTGTGAACCTTGCGATGAACTTTTCTTATATTTTAAAATTTCAGTTTTTCTTCGCATATCTAGTTGAAATTTTGTTAAATTAGAATTAAGATATGGATTAATAGGTTCATATCTAACAGGTGGGATATTGTTTAATCGGTTTAATTTATATTGTTCACAGAGCTCGTCTATACTCATTTAAGATATATATATAGAATAAATTAGAGTTTAGATGTGTACCAAGAAGTAGATAAGTAATTATAATTATTTTGTAATTTCTGTGAATCTTCTAATGCTGTTAAATTAGGTCCATTATTAACAATTTTTGTTATTTGAAAAATATTTAAAGCACTATCATAATATCTTAAGTTTGATAATTTTCCAGTAAATCCATTGTTTTGACAAACATGAACATCGTAAAAATTTTGGAAAGGAACATCACTTAAATTATATCTACCAGATACAGTACCATTAATATATATATCTAAAGTAGTATTTTGTAAACGAATAATAACATTTACCCATTGTTTTAATGGAATATCATCAACTTCAATAAAATTATCATTACCACTTTCTGTTGTTGACATAATTATTTTTAAAGATGCAAAATTAGCTTTATCTTGAGGACTAATTTGTTTAACATACAAACCTGGTGCATTATTTACTTTGGCAATACCATCCTCATTAAAATTATCTTTCTCACCTTTATGAAAAATATGTTGATATTTATTAATATCAGTTCCGCTCTTTAATTCATCTATGCGTATCCAGTTTGACCATGTAAATTCAATACCACTTTGTTGGTTATTAGATCTTTTAATTAGTATGGATTTATTGTTTTTTGGGTCTTGTGTAATTGTTTGTGGTTCATTACCACCAATCATACCATCAATTAGATAAGGGCTGTCAGAAGAACCCATAAAATATTGAATAGCTAAAATTCCTAAATTTAGTAGGAATAAAAATACAATAATCACTAAAATAAGAAAAGCAAATTTGGCGATAATAGAATTTGAATCTAAAAATCCCGAAGATGCCTCAACTCCGGCTTCAGCTTGTTGGGAAAATCCATCTAAACTAGAATTAACAGATTGAGAAATATTATTAAATGATTGACCTATATTATCACCTATATTTTGTAGACTTTCTGGAACTTCTATACTAGTAGAGGAAGGAACTGCAGGTTGTGTATTCATAATCGTTATATAATACATGTATAAAACGATTTTCTCCGAAATACCCCATTAATTAAAAAATTTTATATTTTGATTGTTCAACATTATCTTTGAGTATAGATAAGTCAATTCCATAAGAACTAACAAAATTCTTCATGTTACCTTGACCATTACCTTCATTGTATGTATCCCATACAGTTTGTGGGTCAACTGGTTTATCCCAATGCTGAAATTTGGAAATATATGCATCAAATGTTGTTCCTCCACCAAGATTCATATCTTCATCGCCAGGTGTTTTTGGTGTAGATGCAGGTTCGGCTGTATACATTCTACCAGATTTGACTAGTTTACCATCAATATAACTATCAATATACTGATTATCTGCACTAATAATTATGTGAGTCCATTTTTGTATTGGGAAATTATCAGTAATTTCTAAAGTTTTAGGACTATCATTATCACTATCAGTCAATGTAATATCACATTTTAATATTGGTGAATTTTTGTCAAAATATAGTTGAATATTATTTTCTCTCATATAAATAGTTTTATCTACATTCGAGTCCCATGAATGTACATAAATCCATATACCATATGCGTATCTGAGACTAGTAGGACTATTTTCAATTTTAATAGGTGGATTTGTTGCATTTAAACTAGCGGTTTTGGTTAATTCAACAGATTTCAATAAAAAGAATTTATATAATATGTAAAAAAGTAGTATTACAACTATGGCTAAAATAATAGCTACAATATTCATTTTATATTATTGTATATATTAAATCGTTATAAATTAATTGTAGGAGGTGTTTTTTTCATAAAAATATTATACATACTTGTAATTCTATGTTTGCTTATTGGTTTTGGATAATATCTAATATTGCTAATAGCACCATCTAATCCATTGTTACTGCCAGTTGTAAATACGTCACTTGAACTATACTCTGGTAATTTTTGATTTAATTTAAATGTTCTTTCTAAATTACCATTCACAAATAAGTCAGCATGTGTAGAACTATAATTAAATACTAAATTATTCCAACGTTGAGCGGGTAGTTTTAATTCATAATATGGTTTAAAATCATTATTTGCAATAGGATTACCACTATCATCTGTATCCTCATTTAATGCAGTATTATTTGTAAAATATATGCGATAAATGTCTCGTTCCCCGTTTTGTTCATCGCTGTTATAATAGGTAATTCTGGGTTTTCGGTCACCATAATCAAAAATATAAGTTTCTGTGTTATATGGCATTTTATTTTTACTATGTGCATTTAAATATGTCCACATAGACAAAGAATAATTCCGTATTTGTGTATTATTCACATTACCAGCTATTTGTAAATCATCTTGGTCAGGCATAGTAGTATCAATAGCATATGTATTTTGTTTGTTTAAAAAAACACTACCTTCTAAAATAGGAATCCCTTCTTTACTGGAAATATGCATAATTATTTTGGGAAGAACAATATAGGTAAGTAGTAATACTAATTCAATAAAGAATAATATTAAAGCTGGATTAGAGGTTATTTTAAATTCATTAATAATATATTTAACAAATGCAATAGCAAGACAAGGAATATAAAATAATAAATAGATGAAAAACCCAGTCCAACCAGTCTTTGATTTTAAATAATTACTAAATATGTAAAAGAACAAAGCTAATCCAAATATAATAGCAAGAAAAGCAACAAATCCAAATATATAATATACAATAGATGCAGTGCTAGATGTAATAGTAACAAGAATGTATATAATGATTGAGATGATAGCTATAATAGAAAAAACGGGAACTAAATAAGAGAACTGATTTTGAAAATATTGATTTAAAAAGAAGCCAATTCCTACTAAAGACGATATAATAATAATTAAAGTATTATTATCATTCGGCTCGTTCTCTGTATTAGTTTTTTGTATAGAATCATTCGTATATATAGCAGCAATCAATAATGATATAAATGATGCAATATAACTTTTATTTTTATTAATAATTTCTATTGCTTGATTAATTTCCATGTATATAAAATGATGGTAGATTAAATTATATACAAAGTCAATAGAAATTAATCAAAAAAAGATTTTTTCGTGTAATATATTGATATAATAATTAATAATATAGTTAATAATTTATATAACATTTTTTCACTAATGTAATCATTTGTTATCAAATAAGCACCACATAATATACCGACTAATGAACCAAGTACAACTACACATGAAGATAAATAATCAATATAACCTTTTTTATGATATAAATAAAATCCCGGTAAACTTTGAGGTAATAATTGCATAAATAATCCAGCACCAACCGCATTATTAATAGACATACCACAATATGTTAATAATGGTATAGATATTACCCCAGCACCCACTCCAACTGTTCCCATTGATATACCAGCTAATGAACCTATTAAAAAATATAATATAAGTTGAATCATATATATATTATATTTATAAATTTTCCATAGTCGTTTTTTTACCGTGACATTCTCTACACAATGCAACTAAATTATCAACATGATTGCTTCCGCCATATTCTAACCGAATTTTATGGTCAACTTCAAACCATGCAGTCAATTGACTTTGACAATCCCCGCATTTCCAATCTTGACGTGATGCTACAAATTTCTTTTTAGTTTCACTAACAGAACGTTTTGTCGCTTTTTTACCTGAATTCATAATCCCTGAATTCATAATTCTATTTTCACTGTTTTGTTGAACTGGATTATTCGGCATAGCAATAATAGGATTATTATAACTACCACCATCCATGCTATTCATTTGTTGATTTGTAAAATGTTGTTTACTTGTGAAATCAAGAATCGGTGAAATCATATTAGAAGTATTTTTATCAATAGGTAAATATTTAATATACTCATTAGATGCATTAACAATTTGTTGAGCACGTAATGGATTACGTTTAAATAGAATATATAGCATTAATGCACCAAATGCAACACCAGCCATTTGATAATATTTTTTACTAGACATTAACATTTTGGTGTATTTACCATCCGTATAAATGTTAGCAATAATAAAACCAGCAATAAGTATAATATAAAGTTCTAACCGCATTTTATATTATATAGAGAATATTTTGTTAATATTATTCATAATATAAATAAATTAAGTATAATAAAATACAGATAAAAGCAGCAAAAATATAGTGTTTTCGGGTATTTATTTGTTCAATTAAAAATACGGGTTTTGGTTTATATGCTGACCGATATTGTGCAAGAGCTTCTGGCATAGATAGTTCTTGTTTTTCAAGTGATACATTTATTTTATTATGTATAAAATGCATCCAACGAACAAATGATTGTTTAGATGTTAGATAGGGTGTAACAGGATATTTATCTAAAATATTGCTAAATTTGTCACCAATTTCATGAATTGGTATAAATAGTGGCATATTTTGTATTAAGTCATAGTATTTTCTTTTTATTATTTCATTTGGATATTCTGGATATGATTCGGCAACCGTATGTAAAAAAAACCAATAATGTGGTCCCCAAACAGTAGGTTCAAAAAACATAGCTTAGATATTTATATAAAGACACCTTATTATATTAATCTAGGATTTATCGTATTTAATATAATGAATGATAATTATTGTAATAATTGTGGAAAATCAGGACATGTATACCACCTGTGTAAGATGCCTATAACAAGTATAGGAATCATAGCTTTTCGTATATTGAATAATGAAATACAATATCTAACGATAAGAAGAAAAGATACATTTGGTTTTATTGATTTTATGCGAGGTAAATATACTCTTTATAATAAGGAATATATTATAAATATGTTAAAACAAATGACAAATACAGAAAAGGATTATTTATTAACAATGACATTTACAGATTTATGGAAACATATTTGGGGCGACAATAATATAAGTAATCAATACAAACATGAAGAAAATGGCTCTAGAGATAAATTTGAACAATTAAAAATTGGTATTACTATAAAAAATAAAACATATTCTTTAGCTACGTTAATAGAGGATAGTAATAAATATATGAAATGGGAAGAACCAGAATGGGGATTTCCAAAGGGTAGACGTAATTTCCAAGAAAAAGATTTTGATTGTGCAATGCGTGAATTTTGCGAAGAAACCGGTTTTGATAGTAAATATTTATATAATATTCGTAATATTTATCCATTTGAAGAATTATTTACAGGATCTAATTATAAATCTTATAAACATAAGTATTACATAGCTTATATTCCATATGAATATAGTATGAATATGAATAATTTTGAAGTATCTGAAGTTAGTAAGATGGAGTGGAAAACATACGATAAATCTATTTCAGCTATGCGTCCTTATAATTTAGAAAAAAAGAGACTAATAACAAATATAAATAAAACATTGGTTCAGTATCCACTATCTTATATATAATTTGGTTTACAAAATAGATAAATGAAATATATGTAAATTATATACATATATTTTAATAACATGTCAAAGAAAACACATAAAAATAGGGAAACTAGTCCGGCAAATAAAACACGACGTAAATTAAATATAAAAGAGCCTACCACAATTATTAAGTCTATTACTGATAGTATTTCTAGTTTAAATCCATTTAACAATAATAACGAGCAAAATACTAATATACCTGTTGAGCAAAGTAATATAACTACATGTAATGATAGGAGATGTCCAAATGGATACAGATGCAATACTGACAAAATATGTTATAAATTAAAATCATTGGAATTGGAATTAAATAGACAAACATTATCATTATTCGTTGATGGTAATAGAGGTAAAACATATGATATTGAATTTTTAAATACGAATTTTGAACGCATAAGTACATTAAAAAATGGGCGCATTGATGGTAAAAAAATTAATGGCATAAAATTAAAAGAAATGATTACAGATTTAAAGAAAACTGTAACGAAAAATACTAAAAGTACATATTATGGAACATTAAATGATGAGATGATTATTCAAATTATTTATTTGGAAAGTATGCAAGAAAATATTAGTAATAGTGAGACTGATACTGATAATAAATTACAATCTATTCCTCAATTATCAGTCAGTCCTGTTAAGGATAAATCGCCTGTAAATGAAGATAATAATAAATCTGGTAATACAGAACCAGATTCTAGTGTAGATGATGACAAAGCTGAATCTGTTAATAAGGAAGATACAGAGGAAGAAGATATTATTGATAATTATGAATTACCCGATATGGATTTAAAAATGACAACAAATGAAGAAAATATACAGGATAAAGTCGGTATTATTGGTAATGATATTGATTCAAAAAAATATAATAAAATGTTACAAGAAAAAGAATTATTAGAAAGAGATAATATTAAATTAGAAGATACTTATGATTTTTTATATCCAGAATTAGATGACCCTAATTTTAATAGTAAAATTGCTAAAAGAAAAGAGTTTAATGATACACAATATGATGGAACTATTTACAATATTAAAGAACAGGCTAGTAAAATGTGTAATGCGGAATTTGAATTATTACCACATCAAGTATTTGTTAAAAATTTTCTTTCTTTCCAAACACCATACAATAGTTTGTTATTATATCACGGGTTAGGTACCGGTAAAACATGTAGTTCTATCGGCGTTGCAGAAGAAATGCGTAATTATATGAAACAAACCGGTATTACACAACGAATTATGATAATTGCCTCACCTAATGTACAAAATAATTTTCGTTTACAATTATTCGATGAAAGTAAATTACTATTAGAAGGAGGTATTTGGAATTTAAATACATGTATTGGAAATACATTATTACAAGAAATAAATCCTACTCAACTACAAAATATTCCAAAAGAAAAGGTTGTTTCTCAAATAAATGCATTAATAAATCAATATTATGTATTTATGGGTTATGGTGAACTCGCCAATTTTATTAAGCGTAAAATATACATAGACCAATCTACGGGTTTAAATAATAAACAACAAAAACAACAAGAAGTTACAAAAATTCAAGAAATATTTAATAATAGATTGGTTATTATTGATGAAGTTCATAATATACGTATTATGCAAGATAACAAAGAATCCAAAAAAACTGCTACATTATTAATGCACGTATGTAAATACGCAGAAAATATGCGATTATTATTATTATCTGCTACACCCATGTTTAATAATCATCGTGAAATTATATGGATTACCAATTTATTAAATATGGTTGATAAAAGAAGTATGATTCAAGAAAGTCATGTATTTGATAAAGAAGGCAATTTTATACAAGCAAACACAAGTGAAGATGGTAAAAAAATAGAAGGCGGTGAAGAATTACTACGCCGTAAATTAACAGGGTATATTTCTTATGTACGTGGAGAAAATCCATACACATTCCCATATCGTATTTATCCTAATGATTTTGCACCAGGAAAAATGATACAATATGATTCATATCCGTCTATGCAAATGAATAATAAACCTATAGAAAGCAAACCTAGTAAAATTCCTTTATATATGAATGTATTTGGCGATTATCAAAAAAATGCTTATGATTTTATATTAAAGAACTTATTAACAAAATCGTTTTCTACTGTAAATGTTGTTGGAAAAGAACGAAATATGCCTACATTTGAAAATATGGAATCGTTTGGATATACTCATCTTAGAGAACCTCTATTATCATTAAATATAATTTACCCAAACAGTGATTTTGATGTAAAATCTATGGAAACACCACAAGACGAACCGATGGAAACACCACAAGACGAACCGATGGAAACACCACAAGACGAACCGATGGAAACACCACAAGACGAACCGATGGAAACACCACAAGAAGAACCGACTGAAGAGTTATCACCTGCTGAAAAAGAATTTGAACAAACTGGTGGTGCAGATGAAAATACATATAAACCAGATGACAATTTTGAAAATAATAATATAATTGGCAATATGATAGGTAAAAACGGTTTATCTAATATTGTATCTTATAAACAAATAACATCACCCCACGAATTACGATATAATTTTAATTATAAACCCGAAATACAACAAAAATATGGAAATATATTTAATCAAGAAAATATTAAAAAATATAGTGGTAAAATGCATAATATATCCACTATAATAAAGGATTCTAAAGGCATTATTATGATTTATTCACAATATTTGGATGGTGGTGTTGTGCCAATGGCTCTTGTATTAGAAGAAATGGGTTTTACTAGATATGGTTCTGCCAAATATACTGAATCTTTATTTGAAACCGCACCTACTGCACCAATTGATGTAAATACATTCGTAAAACAACAAGATATGGCAGACAAAACATCATTCAAACCTGCAAAATATGTTATGATAACAGGTGACAAATCGTTTTCACCCAATAATTTAGACGACCTTAAGTATGTAACAAATAGTGATAATAAAAATGGTGAAAATGTAAAAGTAATATTAATAACAAAAGCAGCAGCAGAAGGATTAGATTTTAAAAATATTCGTCAATTGCATATATTAGAACCTTGGTATAATATGAATCGTCCAGAACAAATTATTGGTAGAGCAGTTCGTAACTTAAGTCACTGTGCATTACCGTTTGAAGAAAGAAATGTTGAAATATATTTACATGCTACACAATCAACAACTGATAATGAAACTGCTGATTTGTATATTTATCGTTATGCAGAGAACAAGGCAATGGAAATAGGAAAAATAACAAGAATTTTAAAGGAAATAGCAATAGATTGCATATTGAATTATGGCCAAACCTCATTTACAATTGACAATTTAAATGCACTGGCAGCGAACCAAGATATAAAATTACAGTTATCAAGTAATCAAGAAATAGATTACAAAATAGGAGACAAAGAAGGTAGTAGTTTGTGTGATTATATGAACTGTGATTTTGTATGTTCTCCAAATACGAAGATAAATGATGAAGATATTAATCAAAATACATATGGTGAACACTATGTGAAAATGAATTACAGTTCAATCGCAAAACGTATTCGTGATTTATTTAAGGAACAAATATTCTATAAGAGAGAACTTCTAATTAATGCCATACAAATTGTGAAAAAATACCCCATAGAACAGATAGATTATGTATTATCTAGATTTGTTGAAAATAAAAATAATTATGTAGTAGATAAATATGGTAGAAATGGTTATTTAATTAATACGGATGATAATTATGGATTCCAACCTGTAGAGATTAGTAATGAACAATCTAGTATATATGAGAGAACCGTTCCAATTAATTATAAACCGAATGATTTATCTATGGAATTACCTATAGAAAAGGACAATTTTACGAAACCTGAAGGTAAGGTTCTCAATGTAGTATTAAAATCTTCATTGAAACATGATAAACTAGAAAAAACCTATGAGATATTGTTGAATAAGTTAAAAACAGAATTAGAAAAAATAAGTGTAGAAAAAGATAACCACGCAAAAAATATTATCATGGAAACCGCTGAAAGTGATTGGTATAAGCATCTTGGGTATGTATATATGGAATTAGAGAACAATATTAATATTCCAATAGAAAATATACAAAAATATGCCATTTATCATTGGTTGGATTCTACTCAATTGGATGATAAACTGGTTATATTGCATCATTTGTATAAAGTTGAACCATATACGTCAGGTTCTCCAATTGAGCACATTATAAAAACATATTTTGATGAAAAACTTCTTACACATAATAACGAAAAAGCAATTGCATTGAGTAGCGACAATCATATAGATGTATACATACAAATTCAAGAAACCCGAATGTGGAAAAAAGCATCTTTGTCTATTGTACGAACTTTTGCGGAGTTATTAAGAAAGAAACATTATGTGGAAAAATCTAAAATACAACCTTTTGTTGGTTTTATGCATTTATTTAAAAATAATGAAATCGTTTTTAAATTAAAAGAAATTGTTAAAAGAAATGCAAACAATAAAAACATGGTTATTAATAAAGGTTTTAAATGTTGTGTTAGTGGGAAAAAAGATATAATTAAATTTTTAAATAATAAAGTTTTAGCTAACAATCCATATCCAAGACGGCAAGACAAAGGTAGTATTATGAAATATGATGTAAATATAAATGCCAAAAATATAATGCGAATAGGATTATGTGTTATTACAGAAATGATTATGCGATATTACAATGAATGTCCATTAACACAAAATGAACAAGTATGGTTTTTTGATCCAGAAGAGACATTAGCAAATGATTTAATCAAAATATAAATTCAAATCAAAAAATTGAAAATGAAAATATATTTTTGTAAATAACATAAAAATATATTTTGTCACATTATAGTAGCAATGAATAAACAACCCGATAATAAGAAGATTTATGGCGTATATAGTCCTTCCGTTTTATCCCAAAAAGTGCATTTAATCATTACTGAAGTTGGTAAAAATATTAAACATAATTTAGAACAAGAAATTAATTACAGAGTAAATGGAAAATGTATTGCTGAAGGAATTATACAACCTGGTTCTATACGTATTATTAGTTATTCTAGTGGTTATGTAAGGAGTGACCATATTGAATTTGATGTTGTATTTGAATGTATGATTTGTTATCCGGTTGAAGGAATGTTAATTGAATGTAATACTAAAACTATTACCAAAGCTGGTATTCATGCAGAGGTTGTTAATAATGATGGCACTATACCAGTTACGGTGTTTATTGCACGTGACCATCATTTTACTGATAAAAAGTTTGCGAATATTGTTGAAAATGACAAACTAGCTGTTAATGTAATTGGTGTGAGATTTGAATTAAACGACCCTTATATTTGTGTTATCGCCAAACTTATTGAAAAAAAGATGTAATTGAAAAAAACTAATAATAATAATTATTTATGAATGAATAATTATTTTTTTATATTGCGAATTACCATTGTCTAATTACACCAGACATTTTTATATCTCCAGTCACTTCTAACTTAGAACCAGCAGAAGGCGCGGTGGAACCACCAATATGAATATTATCGGAATAATGTGCAAATCCGCCTGCTTCTATTGAAAACGCACCTCCTTGAAAGTCTGTTAAATTACCAGCACCATCGTCTTGTTTTAAATTACCTGCAAATATTACATCACCAGATGTTTTTATATTTCCAGTCACTTTTAATGAAGCATCAGTGGGTTCTGTAGAACCACCAACATGTACTGGTTTAGAATAATGTGCAAAATCAGTAGCATTAACAAAAGTAGACCCTCCAGACACTGATGTATTTAAATTATCAATATTTGTTTGCAAGACACCTTCTGCACTTTCTGCGCGTGTTTTTTCAGTTTCAATAGCAGTTTTGTTATCGGCAATAGTTGTAGTAATAGCACCAGCTGTATTATCAGCGCCGGTCAAAGCGTCTGTTATTTCTTTTAATGTATCTAATGCTGCAGGTGCACCACCAATTATTGTAGTAATACGTTCTTGTACAAAAGCAGTAGTAGCAATTTGTGTGGTATCTGTACTACTATTAGCAGTAGGTGCAGTTGGTGTTCCAGTTAATGCCGCATTTTCTTTATTCGCTTTATTCGCTATATCTGTTGCCATTGAACCTGCATCTACTGTAGCGACGACCGCTTGTACAAATGCAGTTGTAGCAATATTATCTGTGCTATCTGCAGTACCAGACACAGTAGGTGCGGTAGCTGTTCCTTGTACAACAAGGGCGCCTGGAATAGTAACTTCACCATTGTCTAATAACGTCATCACATGATTACCACTGTTACTGCTAGTGTGATTACCATTACCGGAAGCATGAGCTAATCCAATATCGAACCTTGTTCTTGGAGCTGTACCAACATCTTCATATCTTGACACTTTGAACGCAACACTTGGAGCATGAGTTACACTTGGAGTACCTGCTCTAGATAAATATAACATAGGTAATGGGTCATTTAAATTTACATCTGATGAAGGAACTGAATCATTCGTAACTATTAATGCATTTGTATTATAATTATAGTCACTATCATCGGTTAAATTGGGACCAATCTGCATTATAGTTTCAGGAGTGGTATTTCCAACACCAACCCTACCAGGAATATAAACTTCTGGTGGACTTGTTGATTTACCTAATACAATTTGGTCAGTTTTAGTTATTATAGAACCAGTACCAATAGCAGTAGAATTAGAGAAACTATTAGAATTAGCATCTGCACCTTGACCAAGATATGTATTATTAGCTCCAGTTTTATTTGCAGCACCACTGTTAAACCCAATAGCAGTATTATTATTACCACCAACTTGTAGTGCTTTTAATGAACTAGAACCAACAGCAGTATTATTAGTAGAATCGTTATTTTGAGCACCGAATATAGCATTATGACCAATAGCAACATTATTTGTACCAGCCACATTACATAAAAGTGATAAATATCCGATCGAAGTATTATTTGAACCAGCAACGTTGTAAACACCAGAATATGAACCCATAAAAGTATTTTCATTACCAATAGAAGCACTACCTGCTCCATAACCAATTGCTGTATTATCATTTCCTGCGGTTACTGAACTTAAAGTTGAAGTACCAACCGAAGTATTACGCACACCGGTGCTAAGGGCTTTTCCCGATTCAAACCCAACAACAGTATTATCTGTAGAACTAGAATTTCCGGTACCAACGGTAATTCCATTCATTTTAACTGTCCCCGTAAAATTAGGTGATTCAATATTCGCTAATTGGTGCCAGCTACCGGAATGACTGAAATACGCACCACCATCAGCGTGTACATGAGCAAACATACCATGATATGTGGAAGCATCCGGTAAATCATCTACTGTTGAATAGACATTACTGTATAAAAGTTTGTCCTCAACAGTTAAATTACCATTCATTACAACATCACCATTAAAATTGGGTGTAGCTTCAACTTGTCCATTAATGGCTGCTGCAGGAATAGAATTATCTGGATAATTACCTGTTATGTTTCCAATAATATCAACATCACCACCTACATATAAATTTCCAGTATTAAAAGATACATCTCCGTCAAGAACTGTTAAATGCCCTGTACGATTAATAATATTACCACTTACATCTAAAAAGTTAGTAATATAAGTTTGGTCTAAATTATTAGCTTCTATTTCACTCGCCCAACTCATTATATACTATTTTATTATATTATATTTAATAGATGAAAAATAATATAATAATATTGGGATTACCATTGTCTAAACATCCCAGTTATTTTTACATCTCCACTTACGTTTACATCCCCTGTTACTTCTAGTTTAGAATCATCAGCTGGCTCGGTTGAACCGCCAATATGGATTCCATTAGAATAATGTGCATATTCGGTTCCGGTATCATCTATATTTAACGCACCCCCACGAAAGTCTGTTAAATTACCAGCACCATCATCTTGTTTTAAATTACCAGTAAATATTACATCTCCTGTTGCTTTTACATGTCCTGTTGCTTTTACATCCCCTGTTACTTTTACATCCCCTGTTACTTCTAGTTTAGAATCATCAGTGGGCTCGGTATCACCACCAATATGTATTGGTTTAGAATAATGCGCATAATCAGTTGCATTAACAAAAGTAGAACCACCTGTTACTGATGTATTTAAATTATCAATATTACTTTGTAAAGTAGTTTCAGCAGCGATAGCACGTGTTTCTTCAGTTTCAATCGCTGTTTTGTTATCAGTAATAGTTGTAGTAATAGCACCAGCTGCACTATCAGCACCAGTTAACGCGTCTGTTATTTCTTTTAATGTATCTAATGCAGCGGGTGCACCACCAATTATTGTAGTAATGCGTTCTTGAACAAATTTGGTAGTAGCAATTTGGTCTGTATCAGTAGTATTAGCAGCAGTAGGGGCTTCGGGTATTCCGGTTAATATGGGTGAATCAATATTTGCCTTTAATGCAATATCAGCTGTATTTGCATTAACACTATTTAATAATGTACCAACATCTTGATTTGCATTATTAGAAGTAATTAAGCTTTGTACAAATGCAGTAGTCGCAATTTGAGTACTATCTGTAGTATTAACGGCAGTAGGGGCAGTAGGTGTCCCAGTAAAATTAGGTGATTCAATATTTGCCTTTAGTGCAATATCTGTTTGCAAAGCAGTTTCAGCATTAGTAGCTCGCGTTACTTCGCTTGTAATAGCATTAGCATTAGTAATAATATTTGTTTGCAAAGCAGTTTCAGCATTAGTAGCTCGCGTTACTTCGCTTGTAATAGCATTAGCATTAGTAATAATATTTGTTTGCAAAGCAGTTTCAGCATTAGTAGCTCGCGTTACTTCGCTTGTAATAGCATTAGCATTAGTAGTAATATTTGTTTGCAAAGCAGTTTCAGCATCAGTCGCTCGCGTTACTTCGCTTGTAATGGCATTAGCATTAGTAGTAATATTTGTTTGCAAAGCAGTTTCAGCATTAGTAGCTCGCGTTACTTCGCTTGTAATGGCATTAGCATTAGTAGTAATATTTGTTTGCAAAGCAGTTTCAGCATCAGTCGCTCGCGTTACTTCGCTTGTAATAGCAGTAGTATTATTCGCAATATTTGTAGCCATTGGACCTGCATCTAATGTAGAGATGACCGATTGTACAAATGCAGTAGTAGCAATATTATTAGTGCTATCTGCAGTTCCATTAATAGTAGGTGCAGTAGCTGTTCCATTAATAACAATATTTTTAACTAATAAATCTTCTTCTACAGTAAGGTTTCCATTCATTTGTACATCACCATTAAAACTAGGTGAAGCGTCAACTTGTCCAATAATAGCTGAAGCAGGAATTGAATTATCAGGATAATTAGCTGTTATGTTTCCACCTACATATAAATTTCCAGTATTAAAAGATACATCTCCATCAAGAACCGTTAAATCCCCTTTTCGATGAATAATATTACCACTTACATCTAAAAAAGTATTTATATATGTTCGTTCTAAATTGTTAGCTTGTGATTCAGCTAGCCAAGACATTTTTATATAAATTTGCTATATATAAATTTGCTATATATAAATTTGTATTACAATACAATAAATATATTTCAAGTAAAATCTATAAAATAATATTAAAATCTATATAAACCGAAGACACTATGTATATTAATGGAAAAAAACGAGGTATTGGAATTATTGAAATCATCAATTGAAAATATGAACAAACATCATCAAGTAGAAATATTACGGATTTTTTCTAAACATTTATGTAAATTAAATGAAAACAAAAGTGGTGTATTTATTAATTTATCTTATATAGATGATAATATAATTGAAGAATTACAAAAATATATTTCTTACACAAAAGACCAGGAAGATAATTTAATTACTACTGAATATCAAAAGAATGAATTCAAAAATGTTTTAATAGATAATAAAGAAGATAAAGACAATCTGCCAATAACATATAGTATAACAGGTGAATAATGGCTATTACAATTCAGAACTTGCTGTTTAAACCAATTAATATAGAAAAAGATATTAGCTATACTGAATTAATTCAATATATATCGCCATATATGCTGACATTATGTAATAAAATTACGTTGATTAACATGGATAATGCAACAATAATGGAAAAAACACAACACATGGAAGAAGAAACTCCCCAAAAAGATATAATAAATATGATTGAACCAAAGCAAAAAGATACATTATTTTGGTGTTTATATATTTTGTTGAATGATTACGGTGAATATACAAGTATTCATCATAATTATAATATGCGTGAACTAGAATGGAAACATGAATTATCAAAAGAAATATCAAAAAACCCAACATTAATTAAAAATTCTAATCATAAAGTAACAAAAGCTGGTGTACAAGAAATATTATCTGATCTTATGTCTAATATTCAAACAACAAATATTGCATGTTTAATTGCTATTACAGTTTACAGAAATATCAATATCATTATAATGAATCATACTAAAAAATTAAGAATGGAATTTTCATCTGGTGATAATGATAATAATACCTATCTTATATACAAAAATGAAAATAATAGATATAGTGTTCAGGTTGATAGTTTAACTGAACCAGAATTGATTGATATTCGTAACAGTAGTTATTTAATTGAGAATGAAAATAAACCATTAAAATCGGTTGGTTCTTATAAAGTAGATGAATTAATTCAAATGGTTAAAATATTTGATGCGTATAACAATAATACAAAGTATAAAAAGAATGATTTATATTTATTATTAGGTCAATATATTAGACCATTTATAATCTAATTTATTAGAAAATTGAAATAGAAATATAATATGATATAATAATATACAATATATTATTATGTCAGGTAAAACTATGCAGAAATTAGACGTACAAACAAAATCACAACTTCCGGTTGTTAACAAAACACAAAAGGAACAAAAAGAAGATTTTGAACGTATTGTTAATCACTATTTAGAAAGTAATCCACTGACGCGTAGTGATAATAAAACAAACGAATTAGAGGTTCGCTTTGGTACAAACCCAAAAGTAGCAAAACCGTTAAATAAGATAGATTATGATAATGTTGTAAAACAATTATACATGTGTGGATTTACACCAGAAAATGATGAAGGCATTAATATGTTACGTATACAGAATGAGTTTACTGATATGAAAACAGGATTACGTAAAATGTCTAATGTTCGTGCCGAAATTATTGGTTTAGATTTAATTCAAGAATATTGTCGTACAAATAGTTTACAAAAAATTATAGATATGCCATCCACTACTTTTAATAAAGTTAAATTTACACAAAAAATGGGGGCTACCACAAGATCAGGTGAATTTATACGGAAAGTTGATGTAGAAGACTTTAATTTTCGTGTAGCTTATCAAACAGAGCAGGATTTTCATTTTCAATCTAATTTTAGTCGTAAAATAATAGACCATTGGAATGATTCTCTCAAAATATTCCGTTCTATGAATCGTGTTCGTTTCCGCCACCCAGATTTTCCTGTATTTGCAGATATTACTATTGTTAAAACGTCAAAGAAGGTTGATAAAGTAGTTATACCAAAATATACAATACAAGAAGCTGATGTTTTTAATAATATTGAAAGTTATGAGGTTGAATTAGAAGTAGATAATTTTCGTGTTGGTGATGGCACGGATTACAATACTTTACCCAAATTAATGACGGCTTTACGTAAATGTATTAGAATCATTTTAAGTGGTATTCAATGTAGCAAATACCCTATTTCGTACAAAGAAAAAAATGGAATATTACAATCCTATATGCAATTGATTCATGGTGTTAATGCAGAACATGAACATGAAGATAAATACAAAGTTACTTCTTCTCAATTTATTGGTCCTAGTTCTTTAACATTACAAATGGAAAATATTATTGATAATACAGAATTAAAGTTGACTATGCCAAATATTCGCAATAATTATACTGTTACAGATAAAGCCGATGGTGACCGTAAATTATTATATATTAATGATATTGGTAAAATATATATGATTGATACAAACATGAGTGTTATATTTACAGGAACAAAAACCACTGAAAAAACTATATTTAATAGTTTATTGGATGGTGAACATATTAAACATGATAAAAACGGGAATTTTATCAACTTATATGCAGCATTTGATGTATACTTTATACATGAAAAATCGGTTAGAGAATTACCATTTGTTTCTTCTAATACTAGTAACAATGAAACTGAATATCGTTTACCTCTTTTATATAAATTTATTGATGTGTTAAAACCTATTTCTATATTAGATAGTACTGCCAATGGTGAAGTAAAGCCTAGTAAAAATATCATTCCTTGTGAATTTCTAGTAAAAAGCAAGTCTTTTTATTATGAAACAGAAAATAATTCTATATTCAATGGATGTTCTAAAATATTATCAAATATAAATGATGGGGTCTTTGCATATAATACAGATGGACTCATCTTTACACCATCATTATTGCCAGTTGGTGGAAATACTATTGGAGGAAAACCGGGTCCCATAGTAAAATCTACATGGGAATCCTCATTCAAATGGAAGCCAGCAGAATTTAATACTGTTGATTTCTTGGTTAACATTAAAAAAAATAAAATGGGAAAAGATGAAATTCATCACATATTCAATAGCGGTTACAATGCACAAGGATTACAAAATGTGAACCAATATAAAACGGTCATCCTTCATTGTGGTTATAGTGAACGTAAACATGGTTTCTTAAATCCTTGTCAAAACATTTTAGATGATGACATTGTCAATTTCAAAACAATGGACGACGACAACACATATAAACCTGTTCCTTTTTATCCAAGTGACCCTTATGATGAAAATGCTCATTTGTGTAATGTTATGCTTACTGAAGACAAATCACAACTTATTATGAAAACAGAAGATGGGGATTACTTTGACAAAGATATGATTGTTGAATTCAAATATGTAAAAGAAAATAAAGACGGTTGGCGATGGGTTCCACTACGTGTACGGTATGATAAAACTGCTGAATTATTGGGAAATATCAAGAAAAATTATGGTAATGCATATCACGTGGCTAATAATAATTGGCACTCTATTCATAATCCTATTACAGAAGAAATGATTAGTACTGGTGATAATATACCGGAACTTGTTGATGAAGTTTATTACAATAAATCCACTGACGAAACATCTACACAAGCATTACGCAACTTTCATAATCTATATGTGAAATCTAAATTAATTTCTTCTGTATCTAATAGAGATGATACATTAATTGATTATGCTGTTGGAAAAGCGGGTGACCTTGCAAAATGGATTCATTCCAAACTCAAATTTATATTCGGGGTTGATATATCAAAGGACAATATACATAATCAAATTGATGGTGCATGTTCTAGATATATAAAAGCTCATAGAAAATACAATAATATGCCCAATGCTTTGTTTACACACGGTAACAGTGGGTTAAACCTACGTACTGGAAAAGCTTATTACACTGATAAAGATAAAAAAATTAGTAATGCTGTATTCGGTAATGGTTCTAAAGATATGGCTATATTAGGTAAAGGTGTTTACAAAAATTATGGTGTTGCCGAGTCTGGTTTTAATATCAGTTCTTGTCAATTTGCCATGCATTATTTCTTTGAAAATAATACGAGTATACACCAATTTTTGAGAAATGTTAGTGAATGTACCAAGATTAATGGTTATTATATTGGTACTTGTTATGACGGTAAACATGTTTTTGATATGTTACAACAAAAGAATAAGGAGGAGAGTATTACTATTTTTAAAGGTGAAAGAAAAATATATGAATTAACCAAAATGTATCACCAAACTGGATTTCCAGATGACGAAGAGTCTTTGGGATATCCTATTGACGTTTATCAAGAAAGTATTAATAAGGTTTTCCGTGAATATTTGGTTAACTTCAATTATTTAATTCAACTCATGGAAGATTATGGATTTGTTTTAATTACCAAAGAAGAAGCTACTCAAATGAATTTACCTAACCCCACTGGATTATTTAATGAATTATTTACACACATGGAAATGGATATTAAAATGAAACCCAGTGTCAAATCTAACTACAAAGATGCTGTATATATGTCACAAGAAGAAAAACAAATATCTTTTATGAATCGCTATTTTGTATTTAAGAAAGTACGCAGTGTAGATGCCAAGAAAATAAGCGAAATTGTTGGAAAACAACAAGAAATACATGCTGTAAATACTGAAGAAAAACCCGAAGAAAAACCCGAAGAAAAACCCGAAGAAAAACCTGAAGAAAAACCTGAAGAAAAACCTGTTGTAAAAAAAACAAAAAGAAAAGTTGTATTAAAAACGTTTACACCGGTTGAGGATGAACCTACCCCTTCACCTCAAATTATTAAAAAGCCAAAATTGAGGATTATAAAATAAAATATATTTTACACCTTTGAACATTTAAAACGCCGACCTAATTCAAATATTTTTTAGGTTTTCTTTTCCTTGTTGATGATTTTTTTACATATTTTTCATTCCTATCATATGCTCCTTTTATTAGATTTTTATAAATATGTATTGGTATTTCATGCAATACATCTTTTACATTATTAACTAATTCATTATATGTTAATCCCTTTTTCTTCTGTAATCGTGATTTCAATACATTAAAGTATCCTTCAATCGCATTTGTATAATGTTGATATGGAACAGCATATAATAAGTTATTATCCTTTTTAATTGCATCTTTAACAAGTTGATTTCTATGACTACTTGCATTATCTAAAATAATTAATTTATTCTTGTACTTTCCATTAATAAATTTGTTAATAAAATCAACCATCCTATTACTATCAATACCTCCTTTTTTATATACTTCATAACCGATTACACCTTTTGAAGAAATAGCAAATATACCAGTATATTTTTTGAATACTTCTTGGCTTTCTGTTTTAACAATACATCTTTTACCTAATTCTTCATAACACTTTCTTCTAATCATAAATGAGTTTAATGAAGTTTCATCAATGCATATAATATTATTTAAACTATGTTGTTTTATTTTACTATAAAATTCTTTGATTTGATTTTTTATTATAATTGGTTTTTTATATCTTGTTTTAGAAACATGTCGTAATCGTGTTTGTTTTAGTGTAATATTAATATCTCTAACAATTCTTCCCAAATGAACTCTTGATAGTGTTAAATCTGGATATTTTGTTTTTAATTTAGTTAATAACTCATCCATAGTAATCGTTTTATTTTTCCCAAGTTGGTGCTTTATAAATGAAATATGACTATTACTAATTTTATATGCTGTATAATCTCTTTTCTTTCGTGTAATGTTATTAGTGGATTTATATTTATCTACCCACCTCATTAAACTTCTTTCAGAACAACCGAATATTTTACAAGTATGGACTTGATTTTTAGAATGTGATAAATAGTATTTAACTGCTGATAATTTATAATCATTACTTTTATGAGTAGGCATATTATTTATATATAATATATATATAATATAATGTATGATATAATTATTTTTGGTGGTGGTTTATCAGGATTAACATTAGCCCACGAATTAATTAAAAAAAAGTTTAAGATATTAATCATTGAAAAAGATAATGAATTAGGTGGAATGGTACGAAGTGATACAAACAAAAATTTATTTCCTTCAGAACACTCTTGGAGAGGTTATGCCCCGTTTTATAAAAATACTTTCCAATTAATGAAAGAGATACCTTATTATGATACAAATGTGTTTGATAATTTAAGCATTCCTATAGATTTTCATTTACTATATGATAAAGAATACGGTTATAAGTCATTATTAACTATTAAAGATAGAATAATTTTATACTATATAGGTATTAATTATTTATTATCCGATAATAGAAGAGAGTATTATTATTCTTATAATATACAACCATTTTTAAAAAAATATTTATCAAATGATGGATATAATCATATAATTAATTTTGTAACAGGACCAGGTTATGGAATGAATAAAAATGAATTATCTATGGGACATTTATTTCATTTTCCAGTTATTTCGCAAATAAATAAAAAAAAATATACACATACACATTCTTCAAATGAAAATAATTACAACCATCATTCAACGGATAATTGGCATGTTATGAATGGTCCTACAAACGATGTATGGATTGATCCGTGGATTAGACACTTAAAAGAAAAAGGTGTTGATATTTTGACTAATACAGAACTGGTAAAAATAAATTATAAAAAAAATAATATAACTTCAGTAGAAATTAAACAAAATGGAATTATTAAACAATTACGATCCAAAGAATATATAGTATCAATTAATCCATTTAATACATTAGATATTTTAAGAAATAGTAAAATGCAAAGTTTATATAATAATTTTAAATCATTAACCGAGAATACAAAAAGTAAGCAAATATCATTTCGTATAGGTATAAATAAAGAAATTAAGTATCCAATTGATAATATTGCTTTTGTTATGAATGATAGTGAATTTAATATTACTTGGTATCCACAAGAGAAACATTGGAAACGAAAACCAAACATTAAGTCGTTATGGAGTGGAACAATAATAGATTTTGAGAAAAAGGGTAAAATATTTAATAAAAACGCCGAACATTTAGATAATGCAAAATTAAAAAAAGAAATTATATATCAAATATTACGCTCAAAAAGTTTTAGAAAATTAATATATGATAATAATGGATTTTATATAAATAAAGAAGATATAGAATATATTGAAATATGGTATGAATGGAATTTCAACAATGGTATTCAAGAACAAACAAATAAAAAATGGGTTAATAATATTTATAATGAAAAATTTCGTCCTTTACAAAAAACAGAGTATGTAAATTTATTTTTATCAGGTGCTCATACAAAAACAAGTATAAATATATGGTCTATGGAAGGTGCCATAGAAAGTGGTAAAATAACTGCTAATTATATTTTAGATAAGTATAATAAACAAAATATTGAACATTATAAACACGATGCTCCTTTCTATATTAAATTAATTCAATATATAGATAATATTTTATACAAATTATATTTACCAAATATAGTTAATTTATTAATCATATTAATATTATTTTTTATTCTATATAAGATATATATTATAAATGCAAAACATATTAAAAAAATTTTACGAATGGTCAAAATGGGAAGGTATTATGCATAATATTTTATTATTATTAGTGATATACATATTGTATATATTCTTTGTTAATAAAAAAGAAAGAACTCTATTAAATATTTTATTATTTACAATTATTATTAGTATTGATACATTAATTCATCAAAATATAAATATACGCAATCATAAAGTGACTAATTATTTATAACATAGATTTCATTAATTGTATTTCTTTTTCTTGTGTATCAATGATTTCTTTTGCTAATCTGTATAAGTTTGGATTATCTTTAAAGTTATCATTCTTTTCTAATAATTTAGTTGTTGTTGTTAATGCAGTGGAATGATGCGGTATCATTCTTCTTAACCATTGTTTATCATCAACTAATAATTGTTGTCTTAATAATAGTATTGATACACTAATAGATAAAATAATTCCAACAGAAAAAACTAACATATTAAAATGCCCCATTGATAAATAATGAACAATCTCGTGTGCCCATATCATATTTGAAGCCATTAATAAACCACCATAAAATAGTGTTTGCGATATATATAAGTCTGAAAATCTATATGCTAAAATGTTCATAGGATTGAATAGCATACCAATAATAACCATTACGATAAACATAATAATTTGTCTTTTTAATAAAGTTGATTTCATTTATATAATACAAAGATAAAAATCTGCGTTTTAAATGTTCAAAGGTGTAATATTAATAACTTATCATAATAATGGATGAAAAATTAATTGAACCAAAAAATAAAATTCAACCTATTTATTCAAATTTAATAATATTTATCACTTTTTTATATTGTAGTACTTTTTTAATTTATATGATTATGATGTACCAAGATATACATAGAATCTACAAAAATGTAGAATCTGTTACTAATATTTTTAATCAATATAATGATGGCGACTTTAATCAAATTCGCCAAGATTTAAGTGAAATAAATGATTGCGTATTACATAAATATTGTAAACGTGTTCCCGATTCATAAGTTTATATCATAATTATATGAACTTATAACAATGTGATTCTTACTTTTGTATTTTTACACACTTGAATATTTAAAATTACTCATCAATTTAATTTTATCCATATATTATAAATTATGTCATTTTTTGATTTCAATTGGAATACATATTCCGGTATTAGTCCTATGGAATATTCAAGTATAGATAGCACTAGTCCTATGGAAACTATTTCTACTAGAAAAACTAGAAAAAGAAAAAGAACATCTAGACCCAGTAATTATACTGAAGATGAATTAGACAAATTAGACAAATTATACGAAGATATATTTAAGGAGGTAGTAAAAGACTTACCTCAAAGTACATCGGTTAATCGCAAGATATCATTTGGCGATGATAGTTCATCGCCAAAAATAAAAGATATACCTACACCAGAATTAGAACGTTTAGAATTACAAAATTTAGAAAGCGATATAAATAATAAGCTTAGACGTTCAATAAGAATAAAAAGTATAATAGCTGATAAAAAAGAACAAGATGATTATAAAATAATAGAAGAACTTGAAGATAATATTAAAAACACCCCCAAAGAATCAGTTTCAAATGATAATACCAATGTAGATATCACACCAAAAACTACTTTAAATAGTATTATAACAACAGGCAAGACTCCTTTAACCGACTTAATTATTAATTTTATAAATAAAAAAGAAAATAGCGTACTTAAAGAATTAAATATTGAGGATATATCTCCGGATTATAATAAAAAGTTACAAAGATGTTTTGATAAAGCTAACATTACTGGTATCAAAATACGTGATGCTAGTTGTGATTTTATTAAAGAAGAAAATCAAATGAAAGATATATGGGGAAACACAGTAACTGATTATGCAAAATCTAAAAATGCGTGTTGTTATTTATGTAACGTAAAAATAGTTGAAAGAGCTCCTCCTGAAATGGAGCATAAAATAGTTTGTCCTATTGTTTTTACACAATTTTTACATTATAATAGATTAAAAAAATTATATTTTACTGGAGATAATACTGCTAGATCAATATTTATGTTATGGAGTGATTTTAAAAGACAACATGATGATTCATTAAAAAACTTATACATGTTAATTAATTGTAGTCCAAATACAAAATATCCAAAAAATAATATTGATACCAAATTTAATAATATATTTGAAGAATTTAAAATATATATTACAAAAGAACAAATTAAAATTAATGATAATGAATTTATATTTTATAAATCGTTTATTAAATTTTGGTTAATGGAATTTGCTTACGCACACCATACGTGTAATCAAGGAAAACATCACCATCCATATAATACAAGTTGTGGAATGAAGACCGGAATTACCCAAACTGCTAAAAGAAGTAAGAGTAAAACTGACCCAAAAGTTACTAAAGAAGACCAAGATGTAGGTATGACAATTATAGTACAAGGAACAAAGGACAGAAAATCCTATTTAATTGACCACTTTAAACATATTATAGAATGCGGTCAGAAAGTTTGTGATGATTATCAATTAATATCAAGAGCAACACAACATATTGATGCAGAATTAGCAACTAGTATATTTATCATAAAAAATTTACGTAGAATGTATCAATCAACCAAAAAAAGAAATGATAATAAATCAAAAACAACAAAAACCAGAAAAGAGAAAAGCAACACCAAGACCAAAATCACAACCAAAATCACAACCAAAATAAAAAGTAATAATTGAAAAGGAAAGAATCGAAACAATATAAATAGTAATTATTATTTATATTATCCATGTCCTACTATTTATTACCGAAAATCCCATTTTTAATACATAAATATATAGATTTCATAGAAGGTGAAAATATCCCAGAACCAGTAATATCCAATTCATTATCTGAATATTTATATGAAATCAAAGAAAAGATAGAAGAACGTGAAAAAGATTGGGATATTTTTAAGAAATATACAAATCCTTATGAATATGTGCATAGTGTAATCCCATTTAAAAAGAAAAGTGTAGCAAAAGTCAAACCATTATCACGTTCATATTTTAAAATGATGGAACTAGTAAATACATTTCAATTGGCAAAAGAACCAGATTCAATAAGTACATTTCATCTAGCAGAAGGTCCTGGTGGATTTATAGAAGCACTAGCATCTATTCGTAAAAAACCCGGTGATATTTATATAGGAATGACATTAATAGATGATAAAAATGATCCGAATATTCCGGGTTGGAAGAAAACTGATATATTTTTAAGAACAAATAAGAATGTTTATATAGAAAAGGGTGTGGATAATACAGGTAATATTTTATCATTAACAAACTTACTAGGCTGTAAAGAAGCATATGGTTCCTCAATAGATATTATAACTGCAGATGGTGGTTTTGATTTTTCAATAGATTTTAATAAACAGGAGCATACGATATCACAACTATTATTTGCACAAGTATGTTATGCAGTAACAATGCAAAAAAAGGGTGGGTCATTTATTTTGAAAACATTTGATTGTTTTATGCAGCATACAATGGATGTGTTGTGTATTTTATCGTCATTTTATGATAAGGTATATATAACAAAGCCTAATACAAGTAGATATGCAAATTCAGAGAAATATATAGTTTGTAAAAATTTTCTATTACCTACATGTGAAAAGTTCTTTCCTTTTATTCATCGTGCATTTCAAAAAATGGTGACACCAAGTAGTATTGGTAAAACATTACATACTCATCGTTTTTTAACAATACAGTTACCATTATGTTTTGTATCAAAACTAGAAGAATATAATGCAATATTGGGACAACAGCAAATAGAAAATATACACTATACACTGTCATTAATTGATAATAAACATAATCAAGAAAAAATAGATGCGTTAATAAAAATGAATGTACAGAAATCAATGCAATGGTGTGCAAAGTACGATATTTCTCACAATATAATAATAATAACAAATAACGTATTTATGCAAACTTAATATTCACAACTAATATTACAATACCCGGCTGTTCGTAGACAATATTCAATTTGATAACCCAATGTATATCTTGCTGTGAATACTTCTTGTTCTTTTCTTTCCGGGTTATTTTCCATTGTGTTTAAATATTTATGAGTATTATCAAATACACCTGTAAATGCATCTAATATTTTATCATTTTGTTCAATTTTATCAAATTCTTGAATAATATTGTTATTTATTTTTGTTTTTAGTTCATTCATATTATCTACCAATTCTTGATAATGTGTTTCTTTATCCAGACTATATCCATGACAACAATCTTCATAATATAAACATTTATCTCCGTATGATTCATCTTCTATTGCCGCATCTATGTGCTCTTCTTTGGAATCATAACATTGTCCACAATAATCTTCATCAATTTCAGCAGAACAATGGCACACTTCCCACGAATAATATGTATTACCTGTAATATTTACCAAATTCTCAACATCATCGCTGTCTTGAACGCCAAACCAAAATTTGCCTTCAATATCACCACTGTAAAAACGTCCCATGATTTTATATTACATCTATATAAAATCATAAATTATAATCAATTTTTTATATTGCATTTGCAAAACTGGTAACTGAACATTCTTTCATTTCACTATTATATTTATTAAAAGTGGGTGTTTTTTTCATTGGATAACCTATTTTATCTTTTATTGTATATCCATTAGATGGTACACCATATGCCAATGCATTCGCAACATGATTACCAAATGCATTGCGGTATTCAGCAGTTGAATTTGTAATGGAATTATATTTTTTACGGGTAATTAAATCACCAGCACTAACCGCACCTTGTTGAGCAAATTGGGGATTATTAGGTTTATAATATAGTTTTGTATACAATGGTTGAATACTGGGTGTAGATGAAGATATACTTGCTTGAACTATTTCATTATTCGTATTTACTTGGCTACTAGGATAATAAGCTTCTGTAAACCCGAGTGCTTTTTTCATTTCATTATTTGAAATTATAATTTGAGGGAATTTATTAACACCTGTACCGGTACCTGGTAATTCCCAAGTTTTGTCGTTACTACTATCGGATGGAATAGTAAAATTAGATGGTGGAAATGTATCAATATCAATACGATATGACTGAAATTCAATATCATTAGTATTATTATTAAAAGCTAAATTCAATGCATAGCTAATATTTTCACTATAATATTCATCTGTGGTTCCAGTAGGGTCTTTAATAAAGAAATGTAGATTTTGGAACATGGTTTGTTTAAAAATACGGTTGATATCATCTAATGAATAATTACCGCTAGGAATAGTAACCGTATATTCTTCACCATCTAGTACATTTGTTCCACCATCTGGAATATTATTTATCCATTTATACTTAAATGTAGTATTAGGTAAATAATACTTTGCACAATGGTTTGTTCCGCTTGGTGAATAAATATTTCCAGATGCTAAATTAGTTCCTGGCGTGGAGGTAGAATCGCCTATACGTATATAATTATATTGATTTTGAATAAACGTACGATTACGACTATTTAAATATTGAGAAGTAGATGTGTAATAAGTATCATTATTTCTATTTTCATTAAATTTACGTTTTATCATACCACTACTACGAACACGATTTCTGGCATTTTCAGCAGGTGATAATACTACACTACAATTTTCATAATTATCACATGTATTATTTGGGGTAGGGTCTATTATAGTGTTTACTAAACCATTATTATTTGTTGCACTACTATTATTGATAGTACCACTTGGTCTATTAAAATTATCCAGACGTAAAGATGCACGTGAATTACAAGGTTCTGTAGTAATATTAGCAATTTCTCTTCTATAAATTTTTAAAGGATTTGCCGAAAATAAGTTTTGTACAGAAATTGAAGTATTTTCTGTATACTGACCATTTTTTTGTATTGATGAATGTACTTGATTAAATGTTCTCCCTTTCCAAGAAATTAATGGTATTGGATTTAAACTTAATAAAGCTGACATAATTATAATATATATATATAGAATTATTATTTATATAAAACCCTAATAAATATAATTTATTAGTTATAATAATAGTTATGAACGTAAATATTAATACTACACAATTTATAACACATAATGTTTGTTGGTTAGATACAAAAACTAATATTATTATGGAAGGTAATTTTACAAAAATATGCTATATTACCCCCGAAGTTACCATGAATGGATTATATATAAAATTTCCTATTCATACATCAACACTAGAATTTATGGATGATAGAACACAAATGAAATTTAATCCTTATTCCAATACAAATATAAATATTGTTAAAGAATTCGCCAAAATTGAATATAAATTATTGGATAATTATATACAAACAAAACAAAAACCACTCAAAAAAATAATATTACTTTCTAAACAATTATATTCTGGATTTATGAAAATATATAAAGAAAATAATCAAAAATTTAAACCTAATAATAATAGCTTTTATGTAAAAATTTCTGGTATATGGGAAACTTGTGATGAATGCGGTCTAACTTATAAATTATTTGGTGGAAATTCTATTTTGTAATTTTAAAATACCATATTCATGCGACGATTATACACAAATTTTGAGTTTTTATCTCGTAAATCATGTTCACTATTTGTTTTTTTATCATTTTCTACAAGTGTTTTAAAATTCGTAATATTTATATATCTATTATCTATTTCATAAACAATATTTTGTATTGTACAAAGACCATCTGTTGTATTATTTTTAAATCTATCATATTCTTTTCTATTTACTATACGTTCTAAACCATCTTTATTTTGTAAAATATTTTTATCCATTATTGGATAAAATTGATCACGATCTATTTTTAATCCATTTTTTAATACACGTTCTTGAAACAAATTATCTTCATATCCCCATGCCCAAAAATTTGGAAACCCATTTACTTTTTCAAAATCACTTCCTTTTATAGAAACAATTCCACCCAATGTATAAGTAAATCCATAAAAATGTTTTATATTACCTTCTTTTGTTTCATAAGTTAAAAAATTTTTTGTATATGGCATTGTATCTACATCATTAAATACAAATGTAATATCCTTATAATTATCTGCATATTTTTCTTTTATTGCTATAAATCCTATATTTTTCATTGCACCACGATTAAAATCACGATTATCGCATTGATGTGCGAAATATATTTCATAATTATCTTTTCCAATATCTTCTAAAACATAATCCATTTGACGATTAAAAAAGTGTTTTTGTTGTTCACGATCTCTATATGGAACTATAAATATTAGTTTTGGTATTTTTATTTCTACATATGGTTTTATTTCTAATTTTATATTTTCATTCATTCTATATAATATTCATATGGATTTTATATAGAAAATATTTAACTGCTATTTACTAAATTAATTTATAATAATATTATATTTTTTCTGTATCACACCTGGAAATAATTTTTCTTTATTTAATTCTAATTTTTTAAAACATTTATTGATAGTTACTTCACTTACACCACATATTGTTTTTATATTTTGCTTTGTTATATTTATATTACAATTGTATGCTACAAAATATATTATTCCTGCTGCTATTGCATGCGGAATATTATCTGCTATCATGTTACGTTGTTCAACCTTCTTTGTTATAAATTTTGATAACATTGTTAATTCACTAGTAAAATTTAAACGACTACAATACCTTTCTATAAATGAACTTGGTAATGTAATTCCTAATTGAGTTTGATTTTCCGGGTCTAAATTTCGTTCAATATTGTGTAAGATATTTACTGCCATTGAACAACCTGTTGTTGCACTAGTTTTATCTAACTTAAATATTTCTGCTATTTCGTGTGCTGTTCTTGGACAATCATTTAAACGACAAGATATATAGATTGATGCAGATTTTATGCCATCTCTATTTAGCCCACGAAACATTTTCTGCTCCGAAATATCTTTGTGAATTGTCATTGCATTATCTATAAATATTTTGGGAATTCCTGCATTTTGAGCCATTATAGTTATAAACTGAAACTCATCATACAATGATTTTTCTTTATGTGGCATTGATTGCCACTCAGTCCATTTACGTATTTTTTTCATTTCATATGATGATTTATGTGATGATAATACTTTACAGCCAAATGATGATTGTACTAATAAGGGATTTATTGGATTTCCACATCTTGTTGGGTCGTTCGTATTTTTATCATCTGCACCATAAAATCTCCATTCGGGGGAATAATCCAATATATCCTTATAAATTATACCACATTTATCGTTTGTACATGTTGGAAATCCATCATCCATTATCATTAATGGTGCACTACATTCATTACACATATCGTTATCTTTAGGGGTTGTATATACACATTCTATCTTCTTCTCGTCACATTCTTCTTTTATTCCGGTTTTATCTAAATCATAAATATCCCATAGTTTGGATTTTTCACGATAAGATATTGCATCGTTTTTGCGTTTCTTTGTTTTACTCGATAACTTTATTACTGGAACAATTATATGTTGTTTAGATGGAACTATTTTCAATTCTTTTATTTTTATAGGAATGTTTTCATATAAATCATTTGCAGTTATCACTGTTGATGAGATTATTCTTAATTTATATTTTTTATTAGTGTATTGTGTCATATACGAGGACTTCATGTTATATATTTATTTATAATATAATCTATTCAATTTTTTTGTATTTATAATACAAACGAATAGAATAAAAATGGCTAGTTTCTTTATTGATATGCTTGGAACTAAAATAGCTTCAATTCTAGAAACGCAAAAAATAAATGAAGATTATGAAAACAAGTTAAAACCAAAAATTAAACATAATACAAAAGATTTTATAGACGCTATATGTACTTATTTAAGTAATAGTGATTTAAATCAATGTAAAAGACTAAAAAAACTAAATTATATTTCACCAGAGGATTTAAAAACAGTAAGTTTTGAAGACCCTGTTAAATATATTAAAGATGCATCTAATAAATATATTGAAAAATATTTGGATGTTTCACCTGATGATTTATCTTCATTTGTATTAAATTATAAACCCATAAACAATGATGTAACACAAAGTGGTGGAGATATTCCTGATTTGGCTGACATGACCAAAGGTAAAGGTGTTCCTGGATTGGATAATATTCAGGATTTGGCTGACG